AAAGAACTTCATTCTGGTGAAGCAAAGTATAACTGGCTTTTACGAAGAGCAGAGAATATTTCATGGGCAACATTTTGGAGGTTTGTCCCATGGAAATATTTTCAAATGACAGACCCTTTCAATTTTTACAGACTATCCAAAGTAAGAACTCTAGACATTTATAAAGACTTCAGTCCCTTATTAATTGGTCGAAAATATATAGTCAAAATAATCCTGTTGTACCACTACGGGATATTATATATTTTTGTACCAAATGGGAATGAGAGTTGGTTCAACAAAGCCGTTCATGATATAGATGAAGGCATCACTAAAACCAGATTAATTGCCCGTCTTAGAAAAGACAAAAGCGAATTCCCAGATGATAAAAAAACTAATATGCAGAGAAAATTATCTCTGGATAATATAGTTGAAATAAGGTATGGAACTTCTGATCTTAAAGTCGCACAAATGGCTAGAAAATATGGGGTGAATCCTTTCGCTATAGACTCCATTAAATCTGGTATATACTGGAAGTACATTTAAAAAAAAATTAAAATAACTTGACTTACATATTTTTAACTGATATATTCGTAAGAAATAAGCGTACCTCTTTGTCTAAAGAAAGGAGTAGTGATGATCGAAAAATGCCAATATTGCAAAAGATTTATAGAAGCAAAAGATTACATGAAAGAACCTGTCCAAGCAAAAAATGGAAAAACTCTTGTAGATAGAAGGCATTGTATTGTAGATAAAGGTTTTGTAACTCCAAGTGATGGTTGTGAGAAGCTAATTCTAGCCGACATAATATGGTGTAAAAAGCACACTCAATGGATTCATAGGGTAGTGTGCATCAAAAAATATATTAACAAAGAGGATGCTTGTAAAAGGTGTTCGCAGGCAAAAGAATTAATTAGTATCACCCGAAGGGTGGGGACTAAAAAGAGAAAGAAAAGATTACTGATCAGGAAAAAATGAAATGATAACTATAACCGTGTTGGACAACATTGAATGTGAAGTCTCTAAAATGGACGCAGCATATATTGAACCAGCTATTTCCTTTGATGCATCATATTGGGTACAGGGCAGATTTAAAAAGATCAAGAGGGAATGGGTTAAAAAGATATGGGTGCGAACTGGTAAAAATTGGATGACATTTTATACTGGTTCCCTCCAAAGGGTCTTAGATTATTGCAAAGAAAATAGAATTAGAGTGAAGGTAGAAGGCAAACAACTGGTAATACCAGCAGGTAAAAAACCAAAAATCAAAGGGATTACTTTTAGACCAGATCAAATTGAACTTATCAAGGCATGTACTGATAGTGGTAGGGGTATCATTAAAGGTGCCACTGGGATAGGTAAAACGGTAATTCAAGCGGGTGTGGTTTCTACTTATAAGGGGTTTCACACGCTCATATTAGCGCATACAGTCAGCATCATTTCACAAAGCTATGAAAGGTTCATAGAATATGGTTTCAACAGCATAGAGATGTTTGGTGGTGGGAATAAAGCCAAAAAACCTACAAAGCAAATTGTTCTTTCCACCATTCAATCCTTTGTTAAACTAGCACCAAAGGATTACATTGATTATTTCGACATTGTCCTTGTTGACGAAGTTCACCACGTAGGCAAAAAGGATTCAATGTACACCAAAGTATTATCAAAGATGCTGGCACCGAACAGGTTGGGTTTCTCAGCAACTCCCCCTAAAGACATAGAGGGGGTGCTAATTTCAGAAGGTATATTTGGACCTATCATTGGTGATCTCTCTATCGGTAAAGCTACTGAATTGGGAATTTTAGCTAGACCGCATTTAATTCTTAAAAGGGCAGAGTTTGATTCTAAATTAGAAACTGCTAGAACATGGCCACAAGCGTACAAGTATGGAATTGTTGAAAACAAAAAACGAAACATACAAATAGCAAATACGGCTATAGAATATGTCAAAGAAGGTAATCCAGTAATCATATTCGTAGTACAAATAAAACACGGTGAAATCCTTCAAGAGTTAATAGAAAGTAAACTGAACAGGAAAGTTGCATTTGTTCAAGGTAGCATGGACGAAGATACTCGAAAAAAAGTACAAGCCAAAATGTTAAAGGGTAGGGGTAGAATAACCATTGCAACTTCTGTCTGGACTGAAGGAACCGATATCCCAAATTTAGCTTGTGTAATTCTAGCAGATGGGGGTATGGGTGAAACCAAAACAATACAAAAAATAGGCAGAGGACTAAGAACCACGAAAGATAAAGATACCGTGGATATAATAGATTTCTTAGACCTCCAAAACAACTATCTCCTAAGACACACAGGTTTTCGTTTAGCTATATATTCAGAGCAAGGATGGATCTGAAAAATAATTCTTGACAAACCCCAAAGTAAAAAATATTCTATAGGTAATTGGAAATGAGCGAAAATCTAAAATTTGAAATGCCTGAGAGTTCTTACATCGTGAGGTGTAGGAGAGTGTTCGCTCACTCCAATTGCTCTCAGGCATTCTTATTTTGGGGGAGTCATGCGAAAATTATTAAAAGGAACTCCTTTATGTGCATGTGGTTGTGGGAAAAGAGTTAGATGTAATAAAGGAAGTAAGCAATGGAACAAATTTATCAATGGGCACAATGATAGAAGAGAAAAATTACCCGAAGTAGCCAGAGGCACTTTCGTACCTCTGTGTGCATGTGGTTGTGGCAAAAAAGTAAAATGGAGTGGGTTATATAAAAGATGGAACAAATACATAAATTATCATGCAAATAAAGACCCTATATACAAAGCAAAATTAGCCATTTTATACAATAATCCAGAATGGCGAGAAGAACAAAGAAAAAATGCAATAGAACAATGGGAAAGTCCAGAACTCAGAAAACGAATGAAAGCTATCTGGGATGACCCAAAAAGAAATAAAGCTATTGGAAAAAGGTGGAATAAATTTTGGTCTGATCCAAAAAATAAAGAAAATTTATCAAAGAAAATAAAAAAGAAGTACGAGGAAAACATTGATTACTATCTTAGATTAGTTGGAAAAAACAATCCCAATTGGTGTGAGAATTCAATCAGTCCTTACTGCGACATTTGGAAAACACCAGAATTCAAAGAAATGATTAGGGGGCGAGATAATTATAAATGTCAAAATCCATCTTGCTGGAAAAAAATAATGAAAAATGAAAAACTACCAATACACCACATAAATTATAAAAAGGAAGAGTGTCATCCAATTAATTTAATTACTCTATGTCGCTCTTGTCATGGAAGATCAAATGCAAATAGAAGCTATTGGAAAAAATACTACCAAACTCTTATGAGAGGTAAATTTAAGAAGAACGGATTTGCAAAAAAACGTAAACTAATAAAAAGGAAGGTGTAATGGAAAAAACATTTTACATGGTGGGTGCTGTCAAGGATAAACATCCATTAGAAGTTCTTGGTTCAAAGGTGGAACTGGATTTAATTTTTGCAGACGGTATGATGGGGTGTTGTCCTGTATTTGATAATCAAAAGGATGCTTTTAAATATTCAGATAATACCTATCCAGTCTTTGCAATAACCCTTTACGACCCGAAAGGAGAATAAAATGAAAGGACCAAAAGAAAAACCAGAAGTGCAACTATCAGGTGAAGATGGAAATGCTTTTTCTATACTAGGAGCGACTATTAAAGCATTGCGAAAAGCCGGTGCTGATGAGGAGTATATTGATAAATACCAAACTGAAGCTATGAGCGGAAACTACGATGAACTTTTGCAAACAACTATGGGATACGTAAATGTTCTTTGAAAGGGGGACACATTATGATGGGATACAAGATTATTACACAGTCTAACAATAATCTCGCACTATGGAGTGACGCAGTTCAAGATATAATCTTGAAAGATAGTGCCAAAGATGAAATTCTAGCGTACCTTTTAAATTTTGAAAAAGAGAAAATTAGTGAATGGATTGACAAATCACTAGAGGAAAGCGAACCATCTGATTTCGTTAACGCCTTAAACACAATTATTGCGAATCAAACTGAAGCAGCTCCCACGGTAGTTTACTACCGTGTTAGAAATGTGATCCCATAAAATGATCTATACTAATTTACTAGGAAATAGGGAACCTTCAAAAATTTTCAGTGGTGAACTATGGGAATGAAAAAGAAATCTCTGATCATAGATTTAGTAGACGTTGAGGAGTATCTCGATGCATTAGATATAGAATATTCTCACCCTGGATCAAAGAATACAGGTCAAAATTCTATCAGCATACAATGTCCTTGGTGTGATGATGGTTCTTACCATCTTGGTATAGAACTAGACAGGAAATTTTTCAACTGTTGGAAATGTACAAAGTCAGGAAGTTTAATCAAACTGGCGATGAAGTTAGAGGACTGCCCATATCATGCTGCTGTTGAGCATTTACAAGAATTTATGAGCATTGACCCTAGTAAAGTGGTGGACAACGATTCTCAGGTCACTCAGAGCGTCAGAGAGGTGGAATTAGTAGGGGTAAATACCCTGCTTGAACCACATCAAAAATATTTAGAGAGTAGAAACTTTGATCCTGAGTATATTTTTCAGAAATATTCTCTGAATTGTGTGGGTCCTATTGGTAGGTGGAGTCATAGTTTAATAATTCCCTACCTCAAAAATGGTAGGGTAATTACATTCTGTGCTGCCGATATTACTAGAACATCTGACAAAAAATATAAATACCTTCCGAATGAACTATCAATTGTTCCCATAGGACAAACTCTTTACAACATAGACAGGGCAATTGATACAGCTTTGGTAGTAGAAGGTGCAACAGACACATGGAGAATGGGTGACGGTGCAGTTGGTCTTGGAAGAAAGAAGTACACAAGTTGGCAAGTAAAACGATTGGCCAAATTTAAAAGGGTTTTCATCATGTTAGATTCAGATGCCACAGAAATGGCAACTGATCTAGCTAATGATGTAGGGATGTTTACAGAGGTTGTATTACTAGAGTTAGAATCAGGTGATCCAGCAGATTTATCAAACGATGATGTGAAAGAAATAAGAAAAGACATATTTTAAGGAGAAAAAATGTTACTAAGTCAAGCCGTCGAAGAAGCGAAAATGATGTTTGTGGATCTTCACCCTTCAGAAACCGTTCTATTCAATATAGTAGATGTAGAGGAAAGAAAAACAGAATGTGAATGGATTGATCCATTTGAAGGTAAATTTATCATAAAAGGTATGAATGGATTTACTGATATGAATGAGTATTTAACAAAAGATCCTCACGTAGACAATATGCGAATAGCTCCTAGGGAAAAAGTAAAATGAAATTCTATTCTAAAAGAGTATGTCCTGTTTGTAAAAAGATTGTCTCATGTGCAGGGGTTGCATGGGTCCAACACTCAAGAATGCATGTTAGAGAAGGGGTAATTGAAGAAATTTTAGATTGGGACAATCGAATAACTTTTAGACAACTAAAACCAATAAGAGGAAAATCTAGGAGAAGGACAGAAATGAAAAGAACAAAACAAGAAAGGGTCAAACAATATACGGAAGAAATGCAGAATTTACAAAATAGCAGTGATCTTGAATCAACACATTGTATAGCCGATGATCTACTGTGTGATCTGTTACGAGAAATAGGATATGGAGAAGTTGTAAATGCTTTTGAGAATCTTGAAAAATGGTATGCATAAAAAGGAGAAATAAATGAACACTTATGAAAAATGTTGTTCCATTAGGCACATGATTTTAACAAGGGCAGCAGAAGTTATAAACTATGATTGGGATGCTGAATTCTCAAAAAAGAATGTGAAAGAATTCCCTTATGATTTAAAGAACAAAATAAACACAGATGATGAGGACTTCTTCAACATTCAACCAGCAGAATTGACAAAAGAAGAAATGGATCAATTGAACTTTGGTAGATGGAGTGAGGGAGATCCTATGCGATTAATACCACTATGGTTATTCCCATTTCTAGCAGAAAAAATAAAAACGAGGTGTATTGATGATAAAGAATATATAAAAAAATCAGAGATGGATAATGATCATCGTTTTGGGTATATGGCTTACGGTGTAATACCAAAGGAGAAAAATAAATGTTATCAAAAATAAATGAACTTGAAATTGAAATTGGCAAAGCCAATCAACTTTACTGGAGAAAACAAGAGCCTGAAATTTCAGACATTGAATACGATAATTTAGTCAGAAAATTAACTAAATTAGATCCAGATAATCCTATGTTATTAGATATTCATGCACCTGTATCAACCAAAGGGTTGAAGGTGACACATAAAGTTCCAATGCTATCACTAAACAAGGTGTACACCATACCGGAGCTACTTGCATGGTGCGCTAAAGTAGCTAGGGGACCGCATGAACAATTCCTTATCCAGCCAAAGTACGATGGTTGCTCCGCTAACTATGAAGATGGAATACTGTCAACTAGAGGGGATGGTGAAGTTGGAGAAAATATTACCGACAAACTTCCACTCATCAAAATGCAAATTTCTAAATTCAGAGACAACAAGACAAGAGGGGAGATAATCTTTCGCAAATCAGTCTTTGAAAAGTATAAAACCATTCTCAAGAAAAGGGATGGTACACCTTATTCTAATGCCAGAAATGCTTGTGCCGGTATGCTCAACAAAGATGATCTCCCAGTGAAAGAAGCAATCTTAGAACTAATACCATTCGAAATGGAAACCACAAAATTATCTTTGAACAATATGGGAAGAGTAAACTTTGAAGAATACATAGAACAGGTGAAGGGACTTGACTACCCTGCTGATGGTCTAGTTATTAAACTAGCTGATGAAGAATACAAAGAATCATTAGGGTACACAAGCCACCATTCTAGGGGTGAGATGGCCCTAAAGTTTGCCAATGATACAGGAACAACAAAACTATTAGGGGTAACTTGGTCGTGCGGTAAGGAAGTGATTACCCCTATCGGTAATGTGGAACCTGTAGAAATAGGCGGGGTCACTATTAAAAACGTGTCACTTCATAATTGGAATTTTATAGAAGAACATACCATTCATATAGGGGATACACTAGTCATAGAAAGAGCAGGAGATGTTATTCCACATGTAGTGTCTTGCAAATATGATATGGCAGTAGATGAAGAACCACAAGCAATAGAAATTGATGAATGTCCTGAATGTCATTCACCTGTAACTTACAAAGATCCCAATATTTACTGTACTAATAGCAATTGTGCTGGCAAACTATTAAATAAACTATATGACAGTGTAACCAGAATTGGAATTGAAAGAATTGGTAAACCCACTATCAGAAATATGATAGACATACTAGGAGTAGATAATCTTATTGATATATTTAATCTCACAAAAAGTGATCTACTCAGACTACCTAAATTTGGAGACAAAAAAGCTAGTAACACCTTGAATGAGATTCATAAGGTAAATGATGAGGGGGTACATGAATGGCAGATCCTTGCTGCTATGAATATTCCTGGTATCGGTAGAACACTCAGCAAAACTCTATGTGAAGAATTTGGATTAAATGGATTAATGGAATTATGTTTACGTTCCAATGCAAAACATAGGTTGATTGCTATTGAAGGTATCGAAGAAAAAAGAGCCACTGATATAGTGGTGGGAGTATTGGAAAATATTAGATATATTACAGCTTTATGGGATATACTGACATTGAAAATGTATGCTGTTGTTGAGGATGAACCATTACCAACAGTCTGTTTTTCTGGTAAATTCCCTGAACAAAAATCGGTCTATTATGAAAAGTTAAAAGGAAAATATGAAATAGCTAAATCTGTAACAAAGTCCCTTGATATTTTAGTTGTAGCGGATAAAAACTCTAAAAGTTCCAAATGTAAAAAAGCTAAAAAATTAGGTATCAAAATCATATCAATCCAAGAAATTATGGGGGAAATATAATGGAAAAAGAGTCTGTAGAATTAGTGTTACAACATTTAGATAAACTTGGAGAAAAATTAGGGGTGGGTGTTGAAAGAATATGGCCTTGGTTTGTACATCAAGTGTATATTGAATCCATAGTATCCTTATTTCTTATGCTATTTAGTATGGGTCTGTTTGTTAGTTTATCTATTTTTGTAGCTAAACATTGGAAAAAACGAGAAGGTAAGTATTCAATTGATGATTCTAGCCATGAACCACCGTGGGTTATAGGTTTAGTATTACTTGGAATAGTAACTCTTATTTGCACGATTGCATTTTTTACTGTTGGATTCAACTTCTTAAATCCTGAATATCACGCTTTCAAAAATATAATAGCAACTGTAAAATAATGGTATAAAGGTAAACGCCCGGACCTCAGAGGGCTTTGCTCATCAGTCCTAGCGCACCAAAACCTGCTCAGAACCGGGGAAATTCTCATGATTCCATATAGTAAGCGGGTCAAGATGAGCTTCACTTTTAATACAAAGGAGAGAAAATGGAAAATGAAAAACAAGGCTATGGAGAATGTGAAGATTGTGTTTGGTATCATGACCCTGGCGGGTGTAACGTAGAAAGAGATTCTGATATTTGTCTCCTGAATAAAAGATTGAAAAACAAAGAAACCGAAATTGTGGAGGATTAAAATGACTTGGAATGAATTCAAAAAATGTATTGATGATCAGATAGAAGATATGAACATTGACAAAGATTTGGAGCTGGAGTACATCGACATCTCCTATCCTTGCCTTGATCATCCTTCTTGTCAACCTACTGTCTATGCAGATGAAAATGGTATAGCTATCCAACCGTAAGGGAGAGATATGAATTGGGATAAAGTAGAAAAATTAATAATAGAAATTGCGGATGAAGCAAAGATTGATCTCAATGAGGTGGGGTCAATTACAATTCATAAAGATGGACCAACACAAAGCATTCACATCGCCGCTAAAGTATTTTTCACACACGAAAAGTACGGTGAATTAAGTGATATGTATATCGTAGAATCTAATTGAACCACCGGAGGAGGAAGGATGATGAAAATAATTAGAGTTAACTCATGTGAGGAGTGTCAGCATTCGTCATTTATGAAATGCGAAAAAAGAATCTATACTGGCAGTTCTCAATGCACCGTGGACGGTGTTAGGGATGATTGTCCACTGGAAGATGCAGTGGAATGTCCAATCTGTGAGGGTCCGTCATGCGTTCACACCGAGCAAGCGTGGAAGGCGTACTTTAAAATCCCAGCACCACCGGAGGATGAGAAATGAGCGTTAATTATATCAATCGAGAAAACGATGAGGAAATAATAGACATAGTTCGGTCAGTTTTAGACAACGGGACTGGTAAGGCAGAGACGGCGAATGAACACATATTAATAAAACTTATGCAGCTTCGTGGAACACCTATAGTTTCGTTTGATTATGATCAAGAACAAGTTGATTATCACCACCAACATTGGCAAAATGAATCTGTGACACCGGAGGATAAGAAATGACAGAACTAAAGCCATGCCCGTTTTGCGGGTCAACTGATGTTGAATACATTGATTTTTATGTCGCATGTAATAGGTGCAGCGCCATGGGGCCAAGCGATGAGTCGGACATAGACATAATCAAAGCCTGGAACACCCGCACACCACCGGAGGAGGAATGATGAAACTTAAACCATGCCCGTTTTGCTCTGATACACATATCCGTATTGTAAGAACAGACTTTGGCAATATTGAATACCAAGGTCAATGTCTGCACTGCGGAGCAACGGCAGGGCATCTACGAGAGACAAGGGATGAAGCCATAAAAGCCTGGAACGCCCGCACCTCCGGAGGAGGAGAAATGAACGTCTATTGTCCAAAATGCGGTGGATGGTACATCGTAACAAATGTCTGGGGGGACATCAGTCCCGGCAATGTGGTATGCACGTGTGACCACTGTGGGACCGAATGGAACATTGAAATCTCATTTACTGAGGAGAAAAAATGAAACCTGAAGTTAGTATTGTAATGCCAATCTATAACACGGTGAGTAGAAATGGTACTATGATCCACACTGCCATTAACTCACTACTGAATCAAACCTTTAAAGATTTCCAATTACTAATTTTAGATAATCTATCCACAGATGATACCCAAGAAATCTGTACCACGTATGCCAAACAAGATAGTAGAATAAGATTTTTCATTGATTCAAAACAGAGATTTCCAGAAGGGGGTATAAACAAACTATGCGAAATGGTGGACACCCCTTACATGATGATAGCTAATGATGATGATAAATGGGAACCATCCTACATTGAAAAGCTCTATAAGATTCTACAATCAAATAAGGATATAGATGCTGCGTACACTAATGGAAGTTTCATGAGTGTAACCGATAATGTTGGTGGAGTAATAATTCCAAAAGGTAATGAAGTTGACTACACAAAAGATGTACCTACAAATTTCTTCACGTTTATCCAAACACGAAATGTAATTCCTCTACTATTCGGTTTATTCAGAACTGAGTCCTACAAAAAATGTCTACCCTATACTCCATTTGATACACTAAAAGCTAATGTCGATAATATTTTTGCAGCCAAATTTTTTCTCTTCGGGGGGAAATCATTTCTTTTAAACGAACATCTATTCTACTATAGAAACAAGCCTCGCAAATTGGAGGAGGGTGTCGTAGAAGGAATGCCTAAAAACCCTACGCTTATATGGATATTTTATGTTGCACACCAACTTAATTTTTACATGGAACTAACTAAAAATTTCCCCAACAATATAACATACAGAATAGTAACCTTAGACAGTTGTTTACAAAGACTTCCTGCATTAATAAAATGGGTTCTAAAAGATGTGACAACGAAAGAATCTGATAAACGTGTTGTCAGTGAGGTTTATTCTATGTTACCACAACCTAGAAAAGCTGATGGACAAATCACAATCGGGGGGTTAACCAACGAAATAAATAATTTTATGATCAAAATAGAAGAAATATTGCACTACATAGACCTAAAAATAGGGTATAATCACACCGTAAACACTCTACGCTACCTGATGAGTGATGTTAATAATTCAATTCAAGGAGATTAATCATGAACGGAAGAAAGATCAAAATAAATCTTTACTTTCCCAAAGGGTTTTAATACAATGTTTATTGTCGAACTAATGATGCCAAAGAGAAATTCAATAAAGCTTGAGAATCTCTGCATCGTGAGGTGCAGGGGGGTTATCATTAACTCCGACAATTCTCAGGCTTTTCTTTTTGGAGATTTGCTATGAAAAAACTAAATAGAGGAGAAGCACCTTTATGTAGTTGTGGTTGTGGTAAACAAGTTAATTGGAAGGATGGAAGATGGAACAGATTTATAAACCATCACTGGGGAAAAGGAAGAATTGTATCCAAAAGAACCAAACAAAGATTATCCAAAGCAAATAAAAAATATACATCTAACGAAAAAATTCTTACACAGGAACTTCTTAAAAAACTTTTACATTATAATCCATCTACTGGATTATTTAGATGGAAACTACCCTTTGGAAAACAAAAAATAAATGGAATAGCTGGTGGTAAAAATTCTCAGGGATATACTATTATCAGCATTAACTCAAAATTATACCGTGCCGCAAGACTCGCATTTCTTTATATGGAAGGGTACTTTCCTGAGTATCATGTCGATCATATAAATAGAATCAGAGATGATAATAGATGGGAAAATCTTCGACATATAACACAGCAATGTAACAATCGAAACACTTCAAAACGTAGTGATAATACATCAGGGATAACAGGTGTTACTTGGAATAAACTAAGTAAAAAATGGGTTAGTCAAATAAGCACCAATGGTAAAAATAAATATTTAGGTATATTTGGAACTCTCAAAGAAGCAGCAAAAATACGATGGGAAGCTGAAGTAAAATATGATTACCCTAATTGCAACACAACGTCAAGTGCGTATCAATTCTTACAGGAGAATAAATAATGAATAATGGAAGAACATTAAAAATTATTGATGGATCAGCAAATACACCCCTTGTCAATGAATTATGTACATTCAAAGGATTAGAAAGAGCTTGGTCTAAAACTGTAGTAACATCATTCTCAGATGGGGAAACGTGTATAAAAATAAATGAAAATGTGAGAGGCGCCGATGTTTTCATCCTCCAACCAACATGTCCACCAGTAAATGATAATCTAATAAAACTATGTTTGATCCTTGACGCACTAAAAAGAAGTAACTGCTGGAGAATCACTGCTGTCATACCCTACTTCGGTTATGCAAGGCAAGATAAAAAACTGCAACCTAGAGTTCCAATCTCTGCTAAAGCTGTTGCCGATATTATTCAGACAGTTGGTGTTGATCGTATCTTAACAATGGACTTACATTCTAATCAAATACAGGGTTACTTCAATTGTCCAGTAGACCATCTTTTTGCATCTTCAATATTCTTAAAACATATGAAAGAAAATTTAGAGGAAAGTACTGTATTGGTATCACCAGATGTTGGAGGTGTTGCGAGAACTGTATACTATGCTAAAAAATTGCACAAAGAAACCGCTATCATCCATAAAACTAGAATTGCTTCTAACAAAGTTGGACGTATGATTTTATTAGGAAATGTTAGAAATAAAAGTGTGGCGATTATAGACGACATGGCGGATACAGCAGGCACATTATGCAAAGCAGCAACACTACTCAAAGATGCTGGAGCTAAAAAGATTATGGCTTATGTTTCTCATGGTGTATTCTCTGGTAGTGCTTATGACAAAATAGAAAAATCTGATTTTGATATTGTGTATGCTACAGATTCAATTCCAAATGACGGTCCAAGACCTAAGAAAATACAAACTATATCCTGTGCTCCTTTACTTGCAAAAGCTATAATTAATATTCATAAGGAAACATCAATTTCTTGTCTATTCGAATAGGAGGAGATTACTATGAAAAAATTATGGCATGCTATATTAGGTACAGCAATCATATGTCTAATAATATATGGTTTCTATTGGATTGTAAAAACAGTAACTTACACTATTTTTTATGAAGATATGGTGAAAGCTACAATAACAGAAATGGTTAAACAGGTGGCATTACGATGATAATACCAAATTGGGAAGACGGTAGAGAGGGTACTATTCCTTGGTCTTTTATATTAGGATCAGATACCAACCATAGAGAAATACTGGAAAGACTTCTACAAGACCATACATCCATGAATGAATTATCACGTTATCTTGGAGTGTCTTTCAGTGGTATACGAATCAAATTTGAACATGAAGGAATACATATTAAAAGGAAAAGACCACTTATAGAAAGGTTGAGAGAACTCGGTCCAGTATACAATATGACATCAAAAGAAATAGGTGCTAACCTTGGTGTACCTGCAAACTCTGTAACTAGATGTTGTAGGAAACATAGTATTCCTTATAGAAAAATACCGACAGGGGGTGATACGAGATGCGTCTAAAAGTGGAATTAGTACCAAAATCATCATTCTATTCCAACATGCGAAAGGTCCTGTCTAAAGATGCATGGGATTTACTGCGTAAATCTGTCTACAGAAAAGCCAATTATCGTTGTGAAGTTTGCGGTGCAAAAGGTAGGATGAATTGTCATGAAATTTGGAAGTACGATGATGGTAGGGGGGTCCAAATTCTGAGGGGATACGAATGCTTATGTGATTGGTGTCATCACGTGCGCCATATAGGTTTTGCCTCTATTCTAGCTTCTAAGGGTAAGCTAGACTATGAAAAAGTTGTTAAGCACTTTTGTAAGGTCAATAACTGCTCTACAGAAGCATTCAGAACCCATGTTAATGCTGCTTACGTACTTTGGAAAAAGAGGTCTAAAATTAAATGGCGAGTAGACATGATAACCTATCACCAAAACAGGAATGATTTCATAACAAAGGAGATTATACCATGAAAAATGCAGTTAGCAGATTACAAGCAGATATTCCAACAAAATTATTTACACAATTTAAAACCGTGGCACTAATTAAAAATAAATCTATACGAAATGCACTAATCCATATTATTCAAAAATATGTGGAAGAAGAATCTAAAGAAGTAATAAAAATTCTTAGAGAATAAAAGAAATCATCACATGATCTACTTAATACTATTCGGAGACAAATGGTGGACAGACTATGAGGTGATAGAGGCTTACATTTCAGAAGAACGTGCAGAAGGGATTTAAATTAATACCTCTTTCATCTAAAGTATGGGATACTTTTTGGAAAACTAACCTATAACTAAAAGTATTCGATCAAACGTTCGAATACTATTATTAATGATTAAATTTTCTCGGTAATATAGTAATTAAAACAGCACCTTCCAATCTATAGTAGATGACTATATATTAAATAGTGATTTAACCTCTTGACGATTAGAATTCTATTTGAGAAGCTATTAACTTCTATAATTAGGTTCTAATCTCAAGGGGGTTCCATCATGAAAAAATTCTGTCTCGCAACAATTCTAATCGTCCTGTTTATTCCCATCACAGTATTAGCAAAACATCAATTTGTGGAAAGGTACTATCAAGACATTTGGTGCTCCCAACAAGGTGGACAAGTGGAAGTCATTCTGGATGATGGCACACGTTGCGATTGTTTAACAGATACTCTTTCAACAGAAGTGGATTTTGCTAGTAAATGGTATGAAGGAGTTTCTCAAGCACTTCACTACTCAATGAAAACTGGTCGTCCAGGGGGTCTACTCCTAATAGTAGAATCTGACAAGGACTGGAAATTCGTAGATCGAGCCAGAAATTTAGTAGAATTTTTTCAACTCCCAATAACCGTCTATACAATCTCACCTTAAAAAAATACCTTGACTTTCATATTGTCATTTGTTATTCTATTTTCGTCTGAAAAAATCACAATGTTAAAAGAGTATAAATATGAAATCAAATGAATCAAATCAACTAAATAGCGCCAGAGAATCTTATATCGTGAGGTATAGGGTAAGTACTCTTCACACCCCTCCACGTGTGATTGTGAGCTTACAGACAATTCTCTGGCGCTATTTTTATTTATAGGGGGACTGATGGGAACTAGTAAAGAGACATCTGACTCTGCCAAAGATTTAGAAAAGTTGATAGTAAAATATCTCAATGCATTATCACATGAGGTTGGTAAAATCTTTGGTGGAGATGGATTATCAGTACTAAATCCAATACTAGCACATTTATCTATAGAGAAAATGATAGAAACCAGAGGTTATTTTGAAACACTCCAGATGATAAAAACTATTTACACAAAAGTTGAAGGGGATGCTATCAGACAAATGGCTCAGCAAGAAAGTAAATCTGCTACTAAACATTAACCTCTTGGACGGGGCACGAAAGAGAGTAAAGAATGAAAGATGAAAAAATAAATCCAATATGCACACAAGTAAGCAAAATCAAATTTGACAACAACATAAACGTAGCTCCAATATTATGGTACACAAATATTTTATTGGACACTGGGAAACCCGATTTAATTGCCATTCTAATACTATCCGATATTTGGTACTGGTACAAACTATCTGTAATAACTGATGAAAATACAAGAAAAGTTATAGGCTACAAACAAAAATTCAAAGCAGACAAACTCCAAAGGAGTTATTCTTACTACGAAACCACTTATGGTCTATCGAGATCACAGGCTAAAAGGGCATTTGATAGGCTTATATCCAATGAATTGATAACCAGAGAATTCAGGAATATAACAGTTGGAGATAGAACACTATCAAGTGTGATGTATGCAGAACCTATCCCAGAAAATGTAGTAAAAGTCTCATTCTTAAAGGAAATAGATGGGGGTTACTCTAAAGTAAAGGGGGGGTCACAAATTTGTGAGGGGGGGTTATCAAATTTGTCAAGCACCCCTAGCAAATTTGTCAAGCATACAGAGACTACTTCAGAGACTTCTACAGTTGACTTTTCTAAAGAAAAGTACACCCGTTCCAAAGAACGGGGTAATAACCCTGCCAAACATCTTGGTCAAGGGAATAATGAAACGAAACAATCAATACCCCTTGACTCCCCGAAGGTGAAGAAACGTTTCTTGATTAAAAAGAAAGTTGAACCCGCCGCCGAAGAAACTGCTGCCGAAATAAAACGGGAGAAATTCAAAAATATAAAAGAATCGTTGAATATGAAATCTCCCAAGAAAAAAAGAAAACCCTGTTACCCCGCACAACATAAGATGCCTTATTTAGCACTTTGGAACAATGCCGAAGTGCGAAAACATCTTAGAAATGATACAAAAGTATATTGGGATACGTCAAGAATCATTGGTAAGTTAATCAATGGGACATTTTTCACAGAGAAACATGAAGGCTGCGAACATCTTATTGGAAAAAAAATAACATTGAAAGATTTTGAAAGAGCCATTGGTAATTTTGAATTAGTAATACATTCACCAGATCATGAACCGGCTTCACGATCTGTCAAAGCAGCATGGGGTAATTATTCATTCCCTGAATATATTTACAATGAACGTGGTAATGGCACAAAAAGTTTATTCGCAAAATATTTTACCAATCCCCCTAGGAAATTGGAAAAGGTTGCAGAAGAGAAGTTAACGCCTGGTCAGAAAGAAGCATTATCAACTTTGGTAAAAGAATATGAAAGTGCATTTGGCGTTAGTCTGAATAACAATGGTGATATGAAATACGCCATTCGATGTGTTCAACATACCGTTCCTGATTTCTTTAAATCCATCAAACCTAGAATCAAACCAAAATCCTATCTAGAAAAACAAAGAAGTCCTGTCAGTAAAACTCGCACATGGATTGAAATGCTTGCTGATTTATACAAAGGTATGGAGAACCCACACCCTGGAATACTAAATTCAGATAACACAAGGAAAAAAGCTTACATGTATTTTGGGAAAACCTATTATCTGAAAGGTTTTTCTGAAATGCTAGAAAACGCTCGTATTACCAATGATAAACTTTTAGCACACATGGGGTACACCTAGCACCTGGATAGCTACTCTCGTAGAAGTTAGACCGGCAGAAATCGATTTTAATAGCAGAGAATAGACCTACTTTTGACTTGAGGGGTAAACATGACGCAGATGAAGTTGAAGAAACGTAGGATAGATTCCTACACAGAGAAAAGAATACTAACAGGAATGATTGTCTCAACAGAATTTATGTCGATATTAAATCCAGTCATTCAAATAAATTACTTCCAATCTAATTACGGTAGAACAGTAGCCAAGTGGTGTGTAGAATTTTATGAACAGTATGAACAAGCCCCATTCGATCACATTCAAGACATCTTTGATCAACGATCCTCTGAGTTGAATGAAGAGGCTGATTTAGTAAAAGCCCTTCTATCTGACATATCAGAAAAATATGAGAACAATGCAGGATTGAATGTTCCTTACATGATTGACAAAGCATTTGAGTTTTTTAAGAAAAGAGAACTTGAATTAACAGTTGGGAATATGCAGATTCTACTAGGAAAGAATGATCTAGAAGGAGCAGAAAGACAGGTATTTGAATTCAGTAAGATAGCAGCAGTCACTTCTGATTGGAGTAGTCCTTTTGATCCTGAAAATATAAAAGAAGTATTCAAAGAGGAAAATAGACTGTTCAAAATGGCTGGTGATTTAGGCAGGTACATGGGTGGGTGGGACAGAGGTTGGTTAATAGCAATAGCAGCACCCTTCAAACGGGGAAAAACTTTCAGTCTGCAAGAGATAGCAGTTGAGGCAATGTTTAAAAAGTTGAAAGTTGTTTTTATCTCATTGGAAATGCATAAGAAAGATATGTTTGAAAGATTATACAAGAGATTGGTTAGTGCTTCTAACCCTGATGGGGGTATAGATGTATTTCCCTGTTTTGATTGTTCTCTCAATCAAACTGATGAATGTGATAGGGAAGAAAGGCCAGTACAAGATGCATTATTAGATGAGGAAGAACGCAAACCAGAATACAGTCCAGATTTAGAGTACATACCTTGTACTCATTGTAAGAATGATCCAAAATTGAATGGTTTTTACATAGAAGAAACTTGGTGGGAGAGTATAGAAAGACCACCATGGAGAGAACCTGATGTTGCAAAACATATAGCTTCCCTTGAAAAAATTTATAGAAAATACTTCCAATTTAAACGATATGCAAGGTACTCTGCCAATTTGAGTGACGTTCTTCACGATATTGAGGTACTGGAAAAGACTGAAGGTTTCATTCCTGATATGATTGTAATTGATTACGCTGACATCTTGAAACCAGAAGATGGAGAATCAGAAGGAATCGGTCAATTGGATGCAACTTGGAAAACGCTATCTAAATTAGCAGGGGAGAGACATGCCATAGTGGTCACAGCATCACAGGTAAATAGGGGTGGATTGAATAAAAAGAATGTTGAATCAAGTGATCTTGCAATGTGGATAGGTAAATTAGGTCATGTAGATGCCATGTTCACACTGAATCAAACGAATGATGAGAAGAAAAATGGTGTAATGAAAGTAGGAACTATGGTTAAACGATTTGAAGATTACAGTACAGAGGATACGTGTACCATTCTTCAAAATTTAAAATATGGTCAATTCTGTTTAGACAGTCATTTCTAGATTGGAGGAGAAAATGAAACTGTATTCAATATTTACCAGCATTAATGGAGAAGTAGGAGCATGTCAAGGTATGTTTACCACTTTTATACGGTTTGCAGGGTGCATGAAAACCCCTTGTAAATGGTGTGACACTACCTATGCACTTGATCCTGATTCTGGTAAAGAGGTAACACCTGAACAAGTAACAAATCAAGTGGAATTAACTAATAAGGGTTGGCCACATGTTACTATTACAGGTGGGGAACCACTGATGCAGAAAAAGGAATTTGAATTTTTAGTAAGATTACTTTGGGAAAAGGATCACATAATTTCTGTAGAAACTAATGGTGCATACAATATTTTTGATACTACTGTAGCTCCTATGGTTAAACATTGGGTTGTAGACTATAAGACTCCTTCATCTGGTATCTCTCATATGATGAAAGATGCTATGTTCCCATTGTTAGAAGAGAGTGATTGGATAAAATTTGTTATATCAGATCGTCAAGATTATAATTTCTCTAAAGAAAAAATTCATTCTTTCATAGAAGATGGTTGTCAAGCTAACATAGCTTTTTCACCAATGAGTGATGGGAAAGTATCTCCTAGTCAATTGATGCGATGGCTTATCCAAGATAAACTATATCATGTTATCCTCAATCTTCAACTTCACAAACTCGGGAAGTTGGACGAACCTAATTAAAAAAATCGTGATGAAAATACGTTTTAAGCAAGATTTTTCTTGCTTTTTTAATTTCAATGTATTATATTGAAAAACAATAATTCATGGGGTTTTTAAATTAAAACACATTACAAAGGAGAAAGAGATGAAAGCACTAAAGGATGTAGATTACAATGGGTTGAAACAAGCGTGTAAAAGTCTTAATGAAGCAAAGATTTTGGAAGAGGACATTAAATTTATAGGGGTTAAAAAAGAAAAACTTCTTGAAACTTTTAATGCCGCAATTGAGACTATTATAGAAACCACTCCTGAAGATGTTCAAGAGTCAATTCCTGATTTCGTAATTGATTTTTATAATGATCTAATTTCTGATGAAGTAACAGAAGAGCCTGAAGAAGATAAACTTACAGATGAAACTCAACCTGTGCCTGAAGATGAAGTACAAGCTGAAGAAACTGTAGTAGAGCAAACTGAGCCTGAGCCTGAAGTTAAAAAGAAGAGAAAAGGTAAAGATTATGATGCACCGGAACCCATGAAAAAGAAATTGGGACAAGCGGGTGTCAAAATTGGTACTAAGAGATGGATTTCTTTTGAAGAGTATTCAAGTTCGCTCAGAACCGATGGGCCTGAAACACCTACCAATTACCTTGACCTTATTTTTCTTGATGGGGCTACCCTGCAAGAGGCTGTTGATCTTTTTAAAGCATTCTTGGAAGAGAATAACATGAACCATAAAGGGTACAGATCAGTTGGATTGATTAACGATCACATTAAAGCTAGGGCAGAACGGTCTGGTTTTATCTTTTCAAAAGATGGTGACACTTTCACTCTTGTTGGAGCAATCGAATGAACCAAGAATTAGCAGAGAAACATATCTATTCTCTGTTAACTGAAGGCTTGGGGTTGGATTTATCTGACCCCAACCTTACAGATACTCCAAAGAGAATAGCCAAGATGTATTGTAAAGAGTTCTTTTCAACCATTGGAGAGAATTTCACAGATTTTAAATCATTTCCTAACGATAGCAACTATGATCAAATAATAATGTTTGATCATATCCATTTTACCTCAGTATGTTCACATCATTTCTTACCGTTCACTGGCTTGGGTTGGGTGCTTTATATACCTGGAAAGAAACTAATAGGTGCGTCTAAAGCAGCCAGATTGTTGACACACTACTCAAAACGTCCACAATTGCAAGAGAAATTAGCTCATCAAGTAGCTAGACATTTTATGAATGCTGTTCAACCTCAAGGAGTTATGGTGTTGTTACAAGCTGTACACGGCTGCATGAAGTGCAGGGGGGTTGAACAATATGCTGGTGCTGGTATGGGAACAAGCATTGTTAAGGGTTGCTTTCTTGACAATTCTGTTAAAAGTGAAGCCTTGGAAATGATCAAAATCTCAATAAGATTAAAGGAAAAATGACAATTTAGTTGACTTCCCAAAAAGAAAGATAATACAATGCAAATGCTGAAGATGATTAAACCAAAAAGGTTATACGAAAACCCCAAGAATTCCTACATCGTGAGGTGTAGGAGAGCCTTTAATCAGCTCCAGCAATTCTTGGGGTTTCTTTTTGGAGGTAGACAATGAAAAAATTAACACAGGAAAGATTGAAAGAGGTGCTACATTATAATCCTGATACAGGAATTTTTACATGGAAAGTAATGGTTGGGAAAAGAGCAAAGGTTGGTACTATACCAGGATATCATCATTGTGGTTACATTTATATGGGAGTAGACAATCATGGGTATCCTGCTCATCATTTAGCTTTTCTTTACATGGAAGGTTACTTACCAGAACATGATATTGACCACATTAATAGAATTAGAGATGATAATCGTTGGGACAATTTACGACATGTATCAAGATCGTGCAATTTACGAAATACATCTGTAAGAAGTACCAATAAATCGGGTGTTACAGGTGTGGGTTGGGATAAAGGAAAAAAGAAATGGGGAAGTTGTATCGGAGTTAATTGTAAAGTAAAACATCTTGGTGGTTTTGATAACTTAAAAGAAGCAGTACAAGCACGTTGGGAAGCTGAAGTTAAATATGATTATCCAAATTGTAATAGTACCTCTAGTGCATTTCAGTTTTTACAAAAGGAGTCAAATTGTTAAACGAACTTGTCAAATGTGAGATATTGTGGACTAGAAAATGTCCCTTGAAGTGTAGTTTTTGCAACATGCCTAACGACACTAAGAGATGTTCTACCAAGAAAATGATTCAAGGCTTAACTAATTTAAAAAATCTAGGGTGTAAGTTCGCCGCTATTTATGGTGCATCCCCACTTTATGATTTTAAAGGTCTACCAGAATATGTAAAAGCTGCTGAAGATATGGGAATTCTCACCACCATTATTGTTGACGGTATTGGTGGTGAGAAGGACAAAGAAAAGATTAAACAATTATATGATGCAGGGTTGCGTTCTCTGACAGTGAGCCAAGACTTTGTACCCTATGACAAATCATCAAAAAGAAAATCACAAGCAGGATTAAAATTACTCGATTGGTTTTATAAACTTCCAGACATCAGAGATATAGAAATTGTTACCACAGTAACCAATCAAAATTATAAGGAAATAGAATCCACTATCTATGATTTCTTAGAGAAGTACTGGCCAAAGTTGTGGTTTTCCTTTGATTTTCTCCATCTAGATAGAGGTAATCCTGGTAGTAAATGCAAAGGTATGAGCAAAGAATTACTTCTCACAGATTCACAGGTTAATTCTTTTGCCTATAATCTGATTGATCAAATGCAAATTGAAAGTAGGATACATCAATCAAAAGATTTCCTGATTAAGTGCGTAAATGATCCCAAGTTTGTTACTGAGTTTAGATGGAAATGTGCTCCTAATGATGTATTTCCGAGTTTTCTAACCATTGACGCTGACGGCACGGTTTTACCGTGTGATGATTTTCATACTGACCGTCACTGGAAAATATGGAACTTCGGTGAAAAAGAGTTTGCAGAATTTAAAGAATTCTATTCCAAAGAAATTGAAACTAAATGTAAGGGGTGTTGCTGGAGCACTCACCATGATGCAGCACTAATTAAAAGAGGCAAGAAAGGGTTTAATTCATATGTACACAAATAAAAAGTTCTCATTTGTTACGTTGTTCATCACTCGGGAGTGCAATTTGAGATGTAGCTACTGTAATCTCCCAAATAATAACATGAACACCATGTCAGGTGAAGGATGGATTAAAGTAATAGATAGTCTATTGCCATATACGGAATTTTTTTCTTTGATAGGAGGAGAACCAACACTCCATCCCGACTTTCCTATGGTAATAGATTATCTCAATACAGTTGGTGCTAATTACACGACAGTAACAAACGGTACAGCTCCCCATGATTACTACAAACATCTAATTGAAGATATTGGAATAAAATCTCTTGGTGTTTCAATGGATGAATTATACTCTGATGATAGTAATAAAAAACCAGAGACTATAAAAAGTGTATTAGGAAAAAATTTAATACGCTTCATAAGAAATGAAACCATTTATGATGGGGAGCTTATTATAAGTTCTATCATAAAAGATACTATGTCTTGTGGTGCGATATTAGACTTTGCAGCTATCCATGAATGCAAAGTAGCACTCTCTTTACTGCAATCTAGTACAGATCCTAATCAACTTAATTCTAATAATCCTAAGAATGAACCTTTCAATGAAAAGGACATCATTGATGTTTTAAAGTGGTTGGTACATTCCAAACCAGAGGAGGTCCTTGACCCACAAGAATATTACCTTGCCATGTTGTATAGAATTATGTTAAAGAAAGGTAAGTGGCATTGTAGTAAAGGTTTAACTCCTGCTGTAAATTGTAATGGTGATCTTTGGGGATGTTTTGATTTTATGGGTGATGTTAATCCTGTAATAGGTAGACCGAGAATTAATTTACTTAACGAAGATTTTGAGCCAGAGAAACATTTTGAGGCAGTGATGTACTCTTGTGTATATTGCCCGGGATGTCTGTGGAATTGTCCATTCGTTAGCGAATTGATAGCAGATGGAATCGTTGAAATGAAATTTTCATAGGAGATATTATGTGTGGAATTTATGCCGCTATAGCTTTTTCAAAATATGGGTATAAACATATCCAAATAATGAAAAATCAATTAATAGGAGGTGCTAAAAAACGTGGTAGAGATGGGGATGGTATTTTTGAGTTTGATAATGGTTACATTGGTGCTTCAAGGGCAAAACCTCTCCCCGAAGGTGGAATTATAGAAATTCCATTACAAGATAATGGCTTACACCTTGTATTCAATGGCACACTATCTAATGATGTAGAATTAACGACGGAATATAAGTTAATACCAGGGGACGTAGACACATCTGTAGCAATACAACTATGGAATAAGATAGGAGGATTGGAAACGTGTAATAAATTAATTGGGGGATTTGCTTTTAGTGTTTTCAATGAAAATGATCTATCCCTAACTGTAGCTAAAAATTTTAAAACCCTTTGGTATTCCCATGACCCTAAACATTTCTTTATACTTTCTTCAGAAAAAGAACCTTTACTTACTGATAATAATATTTTTTCAACGTTTTACCCAAAACGATTTCCTACCAATACTCTTTTGAACATATCTCATACAGGATTCATGCAATATGAAAAAATAAGTAGAAAATATTGGTCTTATACTCCAGATTTAGATAGTAACAAAGCGGTAGTTATTACTTCTGGTGGAATTGACTCAATAACTTCTGCTTATATAGCTGCTAAACACTGGAAATATAATACTACTTTAATAAATTTTGACTACAAACAAATGGCTAGTATAAAAGAGAAGGAAGCTGTAGAATATGTATCTAAACAACTTAATGTCAATGTCGAATTCATTAATTTAAAAAAATTAGGGGAATGGGGACATAGCCCATTAACTGATTGTAATATACCTCTTCCTCTAGGTAAACAATCTGCGGAATCAACTCTATGTTGGACACCAGGACGTAATATGTTAATGCTTGCATATGCTGCCGCTTATGCTGAAGCTCATGGTGCTAAATGGTTAGTATTTGGTAACAACCTTGAGGAAGAAGCATCTGGTTATTCGGATAATGATCTTGATTTTGTTTATTTGTATAACCTTTTATTAGAATATGGAACATTAAAAGGAGTTCAAATAAAGAGAGCCTTGGCACGATTAATGAAACCTGAAATTCTCCAAGTGGGAAATTATCTAGGAGTTGATTATTCTAAAACATGGAGTTGTGATTTAGGTGGGAAATCACCATGCGGTAGCTGCGGGTGCTGTACAACAAGGAGACACGCCTTTATGGTAGCGGGATTATTAGACGAACAAACTTATCAAAATGATTTGAATGACCATTATACTTCTGTAGAACCAAAGCAATTTGACATTCAAAAGTTACTATCTCTTGTAGAATAATTATTGACTTCTCAAAAAGAAAGATAATATAATGTTTACTGTCGAATTAGTGCTACTAAAAAGAAAGTACATAAAGCCTGAGAATTCTTGCATTGTGAGGTGCAGGAGAGTTAGCACTAACTCCGACAATTCTCAGGCTTTTCTTTTTGGAGGTACGTTATGTCTACTTTAACCCAAGAAAGATTGAAAGAATTATTGCATTATGATCCTGAAACAGGTGTATTTACGTGGAGAACTTCTGGAAGTGGTAAACGGGCAAACAAATTAGCTGGAGGGTATGACGCTTACGGTTATATTTGCATTGCAGTAGATAAAGTAACGTATAAAGCCTCTAGATTAGCTTGGCTTTATATAGAAGGGTATATACCAGAAAATCTTATAGATCATAAAGATCGCAATCCAAAGAATAATAAATGGAAAAATTTACGTCATGTAACTAATCAATGCAATGCACGAAATCAATCCGTACGTAAAAATAATAAATCGGGAGTTACAGGTGTATGTTGGATTAAACGGTCTTGTAAATGGCAAAGTCAAATTAGAGCAGATCGTAAAACTAAATATCTTGGAGAATTTAAAACATTGAAAGAAGCAGTACAAGCAAGATGGAATGCAGAAATCAAATATGGTTATCCAAACTGCAATACAACGTCATCCGCTTACTTATATTTACAGGGAGTAACACCATGACAAAATGTCCTTACTGCGGTAACATACGTATGATTCCTTTAACTTCCGGTATTTGCATATGTAGAAAATGCGCAGCCGTAGTAAAAGAAAATTTCAAATACATTGGTTACGAAGAAGAAAATAATGAGAAAACTCCAGCTTACCTAACAGAATTAAATGAAATGTACGCTCAACATCTCCTTCAATTTATTATGGATAGCAATAGACCCATACAGGACCTAAGAGTGCTTGAAATTGGTTGCTTTCAAGGTGACTTTTTAAATGCAATGCTGTGGGCTGATGTAGACTCTGTTCATGGTTGTGATATAGCAGACAAAACAAATGGAAGGTTTGAAGTATTTCCTACTATAGCAAGCATCATTGGTGATTACGATGTTATATCAATGATTCATACCATAGAGCATTTGCCAATAGAAGAACTACATTTGTTGAAAAAGAAAATAGGTACAATACTAAATCCAGGGGGTATATTTTATTCAGTTACAAATTGTACTTACCCTATTGAAACAGCTTTGTATGATATGAAAGAACCTACCCACCACGCTTTTCCAACACAACAATCGTACCTACAGTGGTTACAATTTCAAGGTTCATTTACAATGGAAGAATTTGAAAACAGATGGGACTACTCTAGCACCTGTATAATGACAAAGGATATATGATATGGTTTACATTTTTGATTTAGACGGAACATTATGTGAAGAGGATGGTGACTTTGAATGCTTTATAACAGATGAAGATTGGCATGAATATTATAAATATTGTACCCCAATGATAGATACCATTTCTCAAGTACGAGCTATGTATTCTTATGGACATAGAATAATAATTCATACTTCAAGAAGGTCACAAGATTTTACAGTAACTAAAAAATGGCTAGAGCAACACAGAGTTCCTTTTCATGAACTAATCTTAGATAAACCAAGAGCGGATTACTACGTTGATACTAATGCTTTAAGACCGGAGGAGCTATTATGAGAACAATAGATAAAAGAATTGTACTGTACAGTGGTGGTATGGATAGTTTGATAGCATGGGAGATGTATGATAGACCACAAACGCTCTATGTTGATCTCGGACATGTTTATAGAGAAAAAGAAATAAATGCTGTTATAGATACTATTCCAAATACACAGATAATCAAAGCACATAGTATTGGAAAATATGAGAAAGATGATGCTGAGATACCAAACAGAAATCTTATACTCGCTACATACGCAGCCTTAGAAGGTGCTGATGATATTGTTCTGGTAGTTCAGAAAGATGAAATGTCTATACCGGATAGAACTCAATCTTTTTTTCATTCATTAACAGAAATGTTATCGGAATTAAATAATAAGAAAATACATGTTGGTTCACCCTTTTACCATATGGATAAAACAGAGATGGTTGAGTGGTACATAAAGAAAGGGTTTTCTACTGCTAGGTTGAGGGCAACTGTGGGGTGCTATACTTCTGATGAAGGTCATTGTGGTAACTGTCCAGCATGTTTCAGACGTTTCGTAGCATTCATGAATAATGGTGTTGAGCCTGGTTATGTGTTATCTCCAGAAGTGAAAGATTACTACAGAAGTAATGCAGAGAAATATTCTACTGATAGACAAGAAAGGATGTTACAATGGGTGTAGACATATTAATGGATAGTGGTGCGTTCAGTGCTATGACCAAAGGTGAAGTGATAGAACTGGACGAATACATAGAGTATATCAAGAAATGTGGTGATAATATTTCAGCGCATATCAGTCTTGATGTTATCGGTGATGGTGATAAAACATATGATAACTGGCAGTACATGAGGTCCAAAGGTCTTGATCCAATACCAACATATCACCTTGGAACAGATCCAAAGTACCTTCAACGCTATTTGAAAGAGACAGATTATATTGGTCTTGGCGGTGTGGCGGGTGTTACAACTTCAAGGACTGTGAGAGAAACTTTCAATGCGTTATGGAATAATTACCTCACTGATAAAAAGGGGTTGCCTTTATGTAAGATTCATGGTATGGGTATCACTGATGTTCGCATTGTAGCTGGTTATCCTTGGTATAGCATTGATAGTTCAACGTGGTTAATGACCAGTAGAAGAGGAATCATCATTGTACCACAACTTTCTTCTGGTAAAGCACCAGATTATTCTGTGGCAAAAAGAGTTGAAGTTTCTACAAAATCACCACATAGGAAAAGACGTGGACAACACATAGAAAATTTAGGTTCTTTGCAAAAAGCCCTTCTACTGAATTTCATTCATTCAAAAGGTTTCATCCTTGGTTCATCTAAACAGAATGAGTTTGGAGAAACCCTCAGTAAAGAAAATGGAAAAGAAGATATTATAGAACGAGGTTTAAGTAATGACTATATTCCAAGAGATTACATCAATGTTGATTTCTTTTTAGAATTAGAAAAATCATTATTAAATTGGCCGTGGTCATGGCCGAACGGCAAGGTTACTTATCAGTTGCAAATATTTGATGAATATGCTATAGAAAAGAAATCTACTAGCAAAAACAAATTCACAAAAGACCGTACTAGAATATATCTAGCTGGAGAGGGTGTCAAAGAAGTGGATACCTACCATGTGGTTAATGATAAGGGTATGGACTACAGAAGAATGCTGTCTTACCCTTTTCGTAGGGCTAAAGTAGTAAAAGATTTTCAACCTATTTTTGATGAGGAGAAAAACGTATGAAAATTAAAAGGGCTGTATTAGAAAATGCGCTGTCTAAAGTGAAACCTGGACTTGAAAAAGGTAAAGAATATATTGAACAAATGAAGCATGTTCTCTTTGATGGAGAAGATATTGCTACTTACAATGATCATATTGCAATACTTGTTCCATTTGAAACAGATTTTAAGACCTCTGTTAAATTTGAGGATCTTTACAAAGCAATCACAGTAACATTTCAAAATGCTGTTAACGTAGATTTCTCCTTTGATGAGAAAAAGAAACAGATGCTCATGACATCGGATAAAACCAAAGTTGGTTTGAATACTACTGAGATAGATGAAATTGGAACTAAATTGCGAGATTTAAAAAAGCAATTACCAACGGAACCTTCAGATTGGGTACAATTACCAGAAGATTTTAATGAAGCTTTGGGACTATGTGTTTTTGCAGCAAGTAATAACATGATGGATGGTCCATTAACTTGTGTTCACATTAAAGGGGATAATGTACTGGCTTCTGATAATATAAGAGTGTCTTGGTACAAATTTGCTAAAGAAATTGAAGGAGCTGATTTTCTAATTAATGCTAATGATATACGAGAATTAGCAGATTTCCCAGTGATTGATTTGTTCATAGCTGAATCATGGTGTCATTTTATTACTGAGGATGATATTATATTTAGCGCAAAAAAAGTAGAGTACGAAAAAGTTATACCACTTGAAAGAGCATTTACAAAATTAAAAGGAACTACTTTAACATTCCCCGAAGTTCTTAAAGATAAACTTGATAGTATGCTTTTCATGGTTGATGGTGATTCACAGTTAGAAAAATTCATAGACATAGACCTGTCTAAAGATGGCATTATATGTAAAACTACAAGCGATAGGGGTTGGATTGAACAAGAAGTAGATATTGACTATAAAGGAAAAGATGAAAGTCTATGTATTAATCCAATATTTTTATCCCAAGTCTTATCAAAGAGTACAACAGCGATTATTTCCAAAGATAGAACTATGCTAGAGTCTGGAAATTTTAAACATATGTTAATGCACAAAAAAGTAAGTGAATAAGGGGTGAATTATGAAAGGTTTCTTTTCTGAAGCTGAATTAAGTGAGTATATAGATACACCAACGGCTCTGGAACCTAACTGTACTAAATGTGGGTTGCATAAAAAATGTAAATCACCCAAACTGGATGTTGTCGGTAAAGGCAAAAAGAAAGTTCTAATGGTCATTGAGATGGCTGGTAGAGATAGTGACAAAGTTGGAGAGTACCTATGCGGTAGAGATGGGAATACTTTAGATTCCCATCTATCTGATATAGGTTTAGATTTAAAAGAAGATTTCTGGATAACTGGTGCTGTACGTTGTAGATCCTTTAAAGATGATAAAACAAAATCTGATACAAAACCAACTAAAACAAATATTAAATGCTGCAAACCTTATTTAGACTTAACCATCAAAAAGTTAAAACCGGATTTTATTTGGCTGATGGGTGGTACTCCAATAGAATCATTTTACATGGATAGATTTTCAACTCTAACAGTGTCAAGATGGGTTGACTTATGTATTCCTGATAGACCGACAGGTGCGTGGGTTATACCTTTCTTTCATCAAAGTCATATACGCAGAAGGAATGATGACAAAAATCTTATATCTGAATTTAAAAGGAATATTAAATATGCTAAATCCTGCCTGGGTAAAGAACCCTACAAACATGAAGATTTGGAGCAGTATACGCACAGCCTTACAAATTTTGATTCTACAATGTCATTCTTGGAAAAGTTAGTTCATGATACAAGTGATAAACCTAGCACTTTGTATGTGGATTTAGAAACAACCAGTTTAAAACCCCATTGGAAAGGTTCAAGAATAGTTACGGTTTCTATAGCCACTGGTACACAAACAGCATATGCATTTCCATTTCAACGTAAAGATTGGTTTAATTTTAGAGAACAAAGGAAAATAAAATCTCTACTTAGAAAACTTTTTACTAATCCTCAAATATGTTGGATAGCGCACAATAAAAAATTTGAAGATTCATGGATTCGAAATATTCTAGGTGTGTCACCAGCTAATTGGATGTATGATACAATGTTAGGGGCACATATAATAGACAATCGTAGAAAATTTTCTGGTTTAAAATTTCAAAGTTACATTAATTTTGGTGTTGATCCATATGATAAGAGTGTAGCGAAATATTTAAAATCACCTCCAAATTCCCATGAGAACAATATAGATAAAGCTCCACTGAAAGAATTACTCTACTATAATTGTTTAGATACCCTATTGGGAATGAGACTATTTGAAAAACAACAAGAATCCTTTACCTTAACTGAAGGGTTACGAGCAAAAAATAATTTACCCAATGCATATAATCTTCTCCACAATGGATCATTAGCATTAAGTGACGTTCAAGAGAATGGGGTAACAGTTAAGGAGGGGTATTACGAAGAAAAAGAAGTGGAAGTTGGAAATAAAATTAAAGAACTGGAAAGTAAATTACTTAGTAGTAAAGGTGCTAAAAAATGGAATGATTTAAAGAAAAGACCGATAAACTTAGCATCAAATAAGGACTTGGGTATTTTATTCTACGATATACTAAAGGAGAAGAAGGTCTTAACTAAAAACAATAATTATAAAGTGGACAAACAAACTTTAGAGATGATGGGTAACCCCTTTGTGTCTGACCTCCTTGAAATGAGAAAGTATGAAAAGATACGGGGCACATACTTCTCGCAAATCAAACGTGAGGTTTGTAACGGGGTTATCCATCCATTTTTTAATCTGCACATACCAATTTCGTATAGATCAAGTAGTTCTATGCCCAATTGGCAAAACCAACCAGGACATGACCCAATAGCTGGTAAATTAGTAAGGGAGGGTATTGTACCCCCCGATAATTGGTATATGGCCGAAGCTGATTATAGCTCTATAGAAGTCAAAGTAGCTGCACTATATACTCAAGACCCATCATTGTTAAAATATGTAACAGATCCAACTACGGACATGCACAGAGATACCGCTTGTGATATTTGGATGATACCAAAAGAACAAGTAACAAAAGCTATCAGATATAATTCCAAAGGTGGTTGGGTATTTGCACAATTTTATGGAAGTTACTATGCCAATTGTGCAGAAGATTTGTGGAAAACTACCATTACGAATGAAGAATGTTTGGTAGATGGCACCCCAATGATAGAACATTTACATGACAATGGAATTCATAGTAAAGCTGCCTTTGTAGAACATTTAAGGGGCGTAGAAGATATATTTTGGAATCAAAGATTTAAAGTTTATAAGCAATGGAAGCTTGGTATAAACAAACAATATAGAAGGAGAGGTTTTGTGGAAACCTTTTACGGTTTCCGATTTACTGGTTATATGACAGATAAGGAAACCACAAATTACCCTATTCAATCTACAGCATTTCATATCCTACTAGAAGCCTTAACTAAATTGAATAACATTTTAAAAATTGATAATTGGCAATCTTATATTGTGGGACAAATTCACGATAGTATTTTACTTTACATTCATCCAGATGAGAAAGATGCTCTATTACAATTATGTAAAAAAGTAATGAGCAAAGATATTGCTGATAAATACAATTGGATTACAGTACCAATAGATATGGAGATGGAATTAACCAATACTTCTTGGTGGGATAAAAAGGAGGTTCCAATTTAAAATGCCAAAACAAGACGTTTACTTGAATATCAAAAAGGTAAAAGAATTAAGGGAAATTCTAGATGAAATACCTAGTTGGTTCCCTGTTTGTGTGGGTTCTAATGAACCTACGATTAGAAGGAAATTTAACATCATTGGGGTGGTGGTTCACAAGGAAGTGATGCAACGTAAAGTGGAATTTATAATTGATGCTGATTCAATTGTGTGTACCAACGAGGAATCTGTTTATAGTGAATTTGTGAAAGAGTAAGAAATGAAGATTGACTGCTTTACATTCATGAATAGAAATGGAATATCTGATTTCTTTACTATGTATGTACAGGATTCTAGTAATGAAGTTAGTAGAAAACATAGAACAGCATCTATGTCGGTCAAATCAGTTTTAAGAATTCATCCAGATTATTTAAAAAAAGTATGTAAAAATAGACCCTTTTACAGGAGAAAATCTATGGAAATAACAAATATTAATGCGACAACAATTCCAGATGCATGGTTTCAATGTATATCAAAAGTTTTAGATGTTGGATTCAAATATAAAATTGAACATGGTTCATTCGTTGGACAGACAAGATTAGAGTTTGACTTCATTACAGTGTATATTAAACATCCTTATGCAGAACCTTATGATCTTATGTTACCTCAAATTCCAGCACATTTGGGTATGCCTAATCCTGTAGAAAATGGTTATGTTGAACAGTATCTCCCCTACCTTATGACAGGTGAGAAACAAGAGGGTGAAGATTACACTTATGGAGAAAGATTAAATAAAGTTCCTATACATTCTTATTATGCAAATCAAGTATCCTATTGGGTTAATATTTTGGAAAAAACCCCTAATACTAATCAGGCCATATTACAAGTTGGTCAACCCTCTGATTGTACATTAGAAGATCCTCCATGTCTACGTCATATTGATATGAGAATCAAAGATGATGAGTTAATATTTTACCCTTATTTCAGAAGTTGGGACATGTGGGGAGGGTTTCCTGCTAACCTTGCTGGTATTGCTGTACTGCAAAAACATATGGCCGATGAAATTGGTGTAGAATCTGGTCCGATTATTGCTTCATCCAAAGGACTTCATCTGTACGGGTATATAGAAGAACTTGCAAAGCTCAGAACAAATAAATCGTGATGAAACCACCTTTAGATGCACTTTTTTCTTGCTTTTTTATTTTTCATTCATTATAATAAAATCACTCTTGAAAGGTTAACTATGACAAAAATTGAAGTTGAGAAAGAAATCAAAAGACTTAATTCTGTGGACCCTGAATGGTTTTGTCCTTTACTCAATGCTACATGCAGAAAAGATTGTATCAACTTCACCAAACCATTTATTTTTAATATTGATGGAAAAACTATCAATGATGTTAAAGAGGATTCATTTGAGGTGGCGGGATTCGTATGTTCTAATGCACAGTATCTAGGACATCTCTCAGTAATTTACTGTCATAATTGCGGTGCTGAAATCATCGCAGGAAGAGGAGAGTTTTAATGCCATTACATACTAAATACCAAGTCACAAACTTAGATGATATAGTTGGAAATGATGATACTGTAAAATCTCTAATCTCAGTCCTTAATAGAGAAGAAGATGTTCCTCATACTTATTTATTTACAGGACCCGCCGGTACAGGAAAGAGTACATTCGCTGAGATAGTAAAAGATGAATTGGGATGTAGTGATAACGATTTCTTCAAATATAATGCTGCCTCTAAAAAATCAAGGGGCATAGACATGACAAGTGAAATTGAAGAAAGGTGTGTCTATGCACCTTCTAATGGTAAAGTTAAATTCTACCTACTTGAGGAATGTTTTCATAAAGATACACTTGTAACTAGGGCTAATAATGAGTTAATTAAAATTAAAGATATTGAAATAGGGAGTAAAGTAAAGAATCTCCATGGAGTAGATACAGTAGAAAAGGTATTTATAAATAAGGTTCCTTTGAACAGAATGGTTACAGTACATTTATCTAATGGGGTGTACATCGTATGCTCTAAGGATCATTTGTTCTACACCGAAAATAAAAAATGGGTAAAAGCGAAAAACCTTGACAATACTACTTTCCTGTGCTTTGATAGTGATACCATGTCAAAACTATCAGTATTGGAGGGTAAAGATGAAAAAGAATTACTGCAAAGAATGCAACATAGAAATACACAAGAAAAGGAAATTTTGCTCCAACCGATGTTCAGCCCTGTACAGAGAAAGACATATGAAAAGAGAGTACAATTGTATATGCAAAATATGTGGAGAAAAATTTGTAGGTCTTGTTTGCAATTCTCGACATTGTCCAGAGTGCAAAAAAGAGAAAATAGATTATTGCCAAAAGTGTGGGAAAGAGTTTACAAATTCAAAAGCGAATCCAACAAGATTCTGTTCTGGCTCTTGTTTGGCAAAATGGAGAAATGCACAACCAGATTTTCAGAAAGTTCTTCGCTCAGAAGAAAAGAAGAAAGCGGTTTTACTAGGGCACAAGAAATCAAAAATAAAAAATCCACAACTTTGGAAAGATGTAGCACAAAAAACATCAGATCGTATGAAAAAGAACAATCCAATGGCGAACAAAGATACCATTCAAAAAATGATAAATACAAAAGAAAAAAATGGAACTTTGCGTTTACCAATTTTACCAAGGGGTGGGAATGGTTCTTACACAAAAGCACAATTAATTCTACATACTGCTTTGCAATGGCCAATGGAAGTAATAGTTCCTACAGCACCAGAAATCCCAAAAGGGGAGAAACGAATTTTTTGCAAGCTACACAGCTACCCCACTCATTACAAACTGGATCTAGCGAAACAGGAATTGAAACTAGCTATAGAAGTGGATGGTGCAGGACACCGTATGCGGCTGGAGAAAGAGAAAGACAAGAAGAAAGAAAAGAGACTAAAAGAATTAGGGTGGACCACATTACGTTTTACGAACAAGCAGATAATAGAGAACCTGCCTTTGGTTTTGTTTCGAATAAAGAAAAAGAGCAAGGATTTATTGAATTCTATGACTTACAAGTAAAAGAGAATCCTTCTTATATCGCTAATGGTTGTATGGTTCATAATTGCCATGCGTTAACCCCTGCTGCTCAGGAAGCTCTGTTAGAAATAATTCATAGACCCCCATCCCATGTTTATTTTGGTCTTTGTACTACTGAACCAGAGAAATTGAAACCTACCTTTAAAAGGCGTTGTCACCATTACATTTTAGAACCTTTGAATAGAGGACAATTACTTAAACTTCTGACAAGGGTTTTGAAAGAAGAAGGAATAGATGATTACCCTAAAAGTGTACTGAATAAAATAATTCCTGCTTCTAATGGTTCTGCTGGTATTGCTCTGAATCTTTTAGATAAGGTCATTGATATTGAGGATGAGAATGAAGCATTAACAGTCATAGAGAATACCACAATCTCTGAGACTGCTGTGAATGAAGTTGCCCAAAGCATCTTAACCCATGACACCTGGCCAAACTTTGCAACGAAGGTGAAGGGGCTGAAGGGGGATGCCGAGAGTTTACGTAGAGCATTCGCAACCTATTTTAGCAAAGTAATGATGGGTTCAAAAACAGAAGAGAAGGCATCTCTTATGATGGAGGTGTTAGAACCGTTCATGGATAACACTACAACGATGTATGCAGGAAAAGCAGGGTTAGATTATTCTTTAACCTTTGCTTGGAATGCTACAGGGTAAGGGAGAATAAAATGAGATCCTATGAGGAAGCATTAAGGATTGACTTCAATGACCTACACACCAATTGGAAAAATCATTCAGATGATTTTATGTATTGGGCAAAGAAGTGGGCTGAAGCTGTCGAGAAAAAAGATAAATTGAAAGAAATGGTAAAAGTTCGTTCAGCAGAAATTGAAATGGGAATTCGAAAAGAATTTGCGGCACGTCCACCAAAGAATATTAAGGTAACAGAAAGTGTTATAGCCTCAGAAGTAACCATGAATGATGAATTGAAGGGATTAAGAAATCAAATATTGGAAACAAATAAAGATGTGGATGTTTATGCTGCTGCTAAAGCTGCATTCGAATCAAGGAAAAAAGCACTAGAGGGTATTACAAGTTTATGGATTGCGGGTTATTACTCAACACCTAATGCACCAAGAGAATTTAAGGAGGTAGCAAATGAAGCAGTAAGAAAGAAGAGTATGGAAGCACATCAAAAAGAGATTAAAAAGGGTAATATTAGACTGAAAAGGAGAAAGAAAAGTGAATAAAATACAGGTAATGATGAACATTCTAACAGAAGCAGCAGTTGACTATGACAAATTCTTGAACGGTAACAATGCAGCAGGGGCGAGAGTTCGAAAATTCATGCAAGAAACCAAAGTTAAAGCGCAGGATATCAGGGTTGAAATTTCAACAATTAAAAAAGAAAGAGCATAGGAGGAAATTATGGCTGGTAAAAGAGCATCGTTTCGGGATAAGTATCGCAAACAAAAAAAGGACCTTCAGAAAAGACATCAAGAATCTGTGAATAATAAAGATGCTGGAATGTATGGTTCTGTTTTTGATAAAACAAAACTGAATAACCGAACCTTTTGGAAATGCGGTGAAGCCAAACACACCATTGATATTATTCCTTTTGTCTGTGGTGATAACATGCCGGCTATGCAGAATACAGAAGCAGGGGAGACCAGTTGGTTTCTTGATCTTTGGGTTCATAGGGGTGTTGGGGTATTGGGTCATCCTTATCCTTGTCTTGCATTGAATTGGGGTGAAAAGTGTCCCATCTGCGAAGAACTGCAAAACAACAGAGACAAATACACTGAAGATGATTGGAAAGCTGCAAAAGCTAAACGTAGGTCAATGTACCTTATCTGGAGTCACACCACTCCCAGTGATGAAGAGAAGGGTATTCAGATTTGGGATGTTGCTCATTGGTTTATGGAAGATAAACTTAGTGAAATTTCTATTAAACCTAAAGGCGGTGGTACTATTGCCTACTACGATATTGACACTGGTAAACATGTCATGTTCACTCGTAGGGGGACAGGTGCCACAAACACTCAATATTTAGGTCACGCATTCTATGATAGGGATGAACCTGAAATTCCTGATTACATTTTAGACCAAACTTTTGAGCTTGACATGGCAGTAATTCACCCTACATATAAAGAGTTGTATGAAGTGTTCCATCAATCTGCACCTGAAGAAGAGGAAGAAGTTGTAGATGAACCACCTGAAACTGAGCCAGATCCAGAACCTGAAGATGATTCCCCTATTGTTGGTGATGATGAATGTCCAGGTGGTGGTACAATGGGTGTCGATATTGAACAGTTAGAAGAATGTAAAACTTGTGTCAATTGGGACCCTTGTGAAGAAGAAGCTGATAGGTTGGAAGCTCAAGATGTTGAACCCGAACCTGAACCCGAACCTGAACCACCCAAGGAAAAAAAGCGACTTCGAAGGAAATCTTCTGAACCTGAAAAGAAAGAACCTGTGAAAAGAAGAAGACGTAGAGGATAAATTTTAATATAATGGGGGTATTATACCCCCATTATTAAGGAGATTACTATGGAAATGAATTTTGAATCTGAATACTCAAAAGAAATGGATGAAGAAATACATATCTATTACAGATCAATAGATGAAGCTAAAGAAGCGAGAAGGAAGGAATTTGAAAAACAGTACAATAGTTTGAGAGAAAAAGTATTGGACCTTTTTGATTCAATTGATGATTCTATTGATGCAGCTTACGATGAAATAGAGCAAGGTGCTAGGGAAAAATGTGAAGAAAACCTTATTAAGATAAGGGAAAAGCATTACAAAAGAGAAGGATAAATCATGGGTAAAATTCTAAAAAAGAAATCTGACGTTGAAGAAATAACACAACATGCCAATAAAAAGAAAGAAAGCACCCCTAAAGATAAGGGTCTTTTAATTCCTAGTGGTTCTCGTATGTTAAACTTAGCTTGCTCAGATACTTCCAATGGTGCGTTTCAACTTGGTAAAATTGTGAACCTCATTGGTGACAGTTCAAGTGGAAAGACGCTTCTCGCTCTATCTATGCTGTCTGAAGTAGCAAACAGACCTGAATTTGATGAGTATGATTTAATTCTTGATGATGCTGAAGAGGCTCTATCATTTGATATTAAAGAATTATTTGGAAGCGTCTTAGATGAAAGAGTAAACTTGAGTATTACTTCCAATACCATAGAGGACTACTACGGTAATGTACTCAGAGCAATAAAGAAAGGGCAACCTTTCATTTATGTCCTTGATAGTTTTGATTCTATTACTGCCGATGAAGAAATAAAAAGATCCAAAGAGTATGAGAATAACAAGGCAGAAAAATCTGGTAGTTACAAAACGGAAAAAGCTAGAATGTCCAGTGAAATTCTTAGGGTCATTAAAGGTGGGATGAAAGAAACCAATTCATTGCTTTTCATTATCTCACAGACCAGAGATAATATTGGATTCGGTGCCATGTTTACTCCCAAAGTTAGAACAGGCGGTAGGGCATTAAAATTCTATTGCAGTCATGAAATTTGGTTAGCTGTAGGAAAGAAGCATAAGAAAAAAGGTCTAGAAGTTGGCGCTGATGTTATGAGTAAAGTTTCTAAAAACAAATTAACAGGAAAGAAAAGAGAAATACAATTTCCTATCTATTACGATTACGGTGTAGATGATCTAGTTTCCTGTGTTGATTTTCTAATAGAACAAAAGGTTTGGACTAAAAGTGGTAGCAAAATAACCACCAATGATTTATTTCCTGAAAGTACTATCGCTAAATTAATCAGCACAATAGAAGATGAAGATAGGGAACAAGAGGTATTAGACCTAGCTAGTGAAACTTGGTTAGATCGTGAAGATGCAGTAAAGTTAAGAAGAAAGAAAAAATTCGCTTAAAAAGGAGATACTATGAACAACATCATATCCCTTAGTATTCTAGGTACAATTTTCTTACTATTCCTAATTGCTGGAAGTATGTACGGTTGTCCAAAGTATAATGTTTGGCAACAGGGGTTAGCAGGAGAAGCTCAACTTAATAAGGCAGAACAAACTAGAAAGATTCTTATAGAACAAGCAAAGGCAGAAAAGGAATCAGCCATATACAGAGCCGAAGCTATCGGTATCTTAGGTAAAGCTGCAAAAGAATATCCTGAGTATAGATTACAGGAATTTCTTGGTGCATTTGCAGAAGCCTTACAAAGTGAAACCATTGATCAAATTATTTATGTACCAACTGAAGCAAATATTCCTATTATGGAAGCCGCACGTTTTACTACTGTGCAGAATGAAAAATAACATTAACCTTTAAAGGAAAGGGGCACAAAATGGGTGAATTAAGAGTGATGAGTACATTGGGGGATACAAAGGTTATTTGGGACCCTGAAAATGAAGATGAAGTAGAAGCTGCTGAAGATCAGTTTGATTCTCTTTTGGGCAAAGGATTTAAAGCTTTTAAAGTTAAGAAAGATGGTAAAGCTGGAGTGCAAATCAAAAGGTTTAACCCAAATGAAGCAATGTACATCCTCGTTCCAGAGCTTAAAGGAGGGTAAGGAGGTAAAAAGATGAATACGTGTACTTATGCAAGTACAACTTCTGGCACTGCTTCTACTGACTATGTATGGAATACATGGTCAGGCAATACTGCTTCCTCATCTACTTCTACTACCACCTATACAGATACAGTATGGGTGACTTGGACAAGTGATTCTACGTCTACTGGTAATGCCACTGCTACAACTTCTTCTGGATATGTAAATGTGGTATGGAATGATTGGGTAGAAGATACCGAAGTAACTCCGTACGAGCAAGTTGCTCCAGTAGAACAAGATCAATCAGATGATTTTTGGGAGAAGAAGCAAAAGGAAAGAAAAGAAGCAGAAAATAAAGCTGTTGAACTTTTAGAAGTCTTAATAGGCAAAGAGCAGACTAAGATTTATCAAGAAACAGGAAGGGTATTCCTTAAAGGCAAGAAATTTGATTACCATATTGTTAAGGGTAGTGGGTTTAATATTCGTAAGATTGAGAAGAATCGGGTTGTAGACCTTTGCGCCCACATTAGTAAATCCATTTATCCAGATACAGACAATGTAGTAGCCTTGTTACTTGCGTTACAGGATGATGAAGAAGGTGTCTTGAAATTGGCTAATGAACGTGGCAGTTCAGATGATATGCCGATAAATAATTTTCCAAGAGCTGCCGTTGCTGGAGGGTAATAAAAAATTATTTTTATCTTGACTTTTACATTAAAATGATTGTATTATATTAAAGCTTCAAGAGAAATCAGCGTTAAACTTATTTTCACGGGGAGGACAAACAGTGGCAAAGCTTCATGAATTACTGGCAGTAGAGTCTGACTTAGAGGGTACTTACAACCGTATCCTCAAAGAGACTGAGGTAAACTTTACCAAACACCCTGATAGGTACTTCGGTGAGCATATTCGGGTGGAATTCTTTGATGAAAACGCACCTAAAGAAGCAGACCTACACAAAGAAATGGACGACACTGTGAAAAGTAAGTTGAAGTATTCACAGAAATCCATTATCAGGTATCTTGATGCAGTTCTTCAGAAAGAAAGAACCAATCAAGATGCAAGGACTGATCTTGTGGTAGACGGAATTACCATTGCAAAAGATGTTCCTGCTACATTTCTTTTGGGTCTTGAAAGTAAACTCAAGAGAATCAGAGCCAGTTTGTTTGAGTCTATTCCTACACTTCAGCCTGGTATCAAGTGGGAAAAAGATTCTGAAATTGGTGACGATGTTTACCGCATGGTCAATCCTATTGAAAAATTTCGTACCAAAAAAGTTATGAAGAATCATGTTATCTCTGAAGCTACCAAAGAGCATCCTGCTCAAGTGAATGTTTACAATGAGGATGAAAAGGTAGCTAGAATAATTGGTGATAAATGGTGTGGTATGATTTCCTCAGCAGAAAAATCACAACTGTTGAGTAATATTGACAAACTGATTCGGGCAGTGAAGAAAGCTCGGCAGAAAGCCAATACTACTGAAGTGGTCAAAATGACAATCGGCAAAGAACTCTTTAAATTTATAACAGGTTAAACAGTTTTAGGACTCAGCTTCAGCTTCTGGCTTCAGCTTCAGTGATCGCAGCATCAGTGTTTTGAGTCCTCAGCTTTAGACGAAAATATTCTTAGTAATCTGTAAATTGTGCAAACTTTATTCTGGTCGTGGGTTCAAATCCCACCCCTGTCTCCAATAAAATTTATGGCAGGGTAGCTCAGTGGCAGAGCAAGAATGTATTAGACTGACATGGTTTACTAGAATGAAAAGGATAATGCTAGTCAAAACTTTAATGTATAGCTCAGTTGGTAGAGCATATCCCTATAAAGGATAAGGTTGCAGGTTCGATTCCTGCTACAAACTTGAAGGTGTAGGGGACAGGATAGTCCCCTACACCATTTTCAAAAAAAGGAGAAAGACATGTTAGGTGCTAGAATAGTTAGATGTGAAATTACCAAAACCCTTCAGGACCCTCAATTTGAACCTATAAAAGTAACTATTGGATTTGAAGGTGAGATTGCAGATACAGATAACTACAGAGAAGAAATGGAAGAAATAAGAAATTTATGTAGAGGGCAAGTAGAATTAGAACTAGCTGAATGGGTTGGTTAATGAAACTTAACCCTATTTTAATTATTGATTCTCATGCCATTGCTCATACGGTTAAGTATGGATTGGTACATTTAACCCACAATGAACAGAGCGTGGGTATAATTTTAGGCTTTCTAAGGAAAATATATTCTTTAGCCAATAGGTTTGAAACGAATAAAATAGTTTTCACTTGGGATTCAAAAAGAAGAAAGAGAGCAAAGATTTATCCTGCGTATAAACAGAGTAGGGTTGATAACAAGAGTGAAGAAATGAAGGCTCTTGACCTTCTGGTGTACCCTCAGATAGATGATTTACGCTTCTCAGTAATACCTGAATTAGGATTTAAAAACAGTTTCATGCAATCTGGTCTAGAGGCTGATGATTTGATTGCTGTCATAGCTAGAATGCCTACAGATGAAGATAAAATAATCATATCTGGTGATCACGATCTATACCAATTATTATCTCCTACAGTTCATTTATTTAGTGCTGCTAAAAAAGCCAAAGTGTATACTGCTAAACATTTTGTGAAAGAATGGGGGGTTGAACCTAATGAATGGGGAATGGTCAAACAAATTGCTGGTTGTACGACTGATAATGTTGAAGGCATTAGTAGAGTTGGGGAAAAGACCGCAATCAAATATCTAATTGGAGATTTAAAACATACTACTAAAGCTTATCAGGCAATCAAAGATGGTGAAGATATTATAAAAAGAAATGAAGTCCTTGTTAAACTACCATTTCCCTCAACAAAAGAGGTTACTTTAAATTGGGATGAGAAATTTACAATATTAAATTTCTTGCGTGTCACTGAAAAGTATGGTTTAAATTCTATGCAAACTGAAAAAAACATAGATAATTGGTCAACCCTATTTAATATGAGATAAGGAGAAGAAAAATGTTGCAGCAATTTGAGCAGATTCCAGACAAAGAAAAAGCTAGGAAACTCTCTGCATTGTACGAGATTAAAGAAGCAAAAAAACTTGCCCAAAAACTTCTGAGGGAAAAACTCGATCTGAATTACCGATACATAGAAATGTGGTCAAAGGCTGGTGTTGCGTCAATTTCTTTTGGTTGGAAAGCTTCTGGTAATATGATAACTTATGCTGTGGCTCTGCAAAGTAATAAAGATAACTTCAGTAGGAAGAAAGCAAGGATCATTATTAATGAAAGGTTTGCAAAGGATGAAGTGCAAATGTTCACGTTCTGGTCAGAAAATACTATTAAAGATATGGGAGGTATTCTAGCTTCTCACTATAATTCACTCAGAGAAATTCAAGGCGTAAAAAATGTACCAAAATATTTGAGAAGAATTGATATAGAATTGGGATGGTAAGGAGGATATCATGAACATATACGGTGAAGAATTATCAGTAGTAAAGATTTTTGATTTTTGTTATGCACATCATTTACCAGAATACCAAGGAAAATGTGCTAATATTCACGGACATAATTGCCAACTACACGTAGAAGTAAATACAAACATTAAACCAAAATGTGCATATGAAGGAATGATCATTGATTTCAACGAATTAAAAGAAATTATTAACAAGGAAATCATTGATGAACTTGACCACAAATATTTGAATGAAGATGTAGCTCATTTTAAAAACATTAATCCAACGGCAGAAAATATGGTCATATGGATTGTAAGTAAACTGGAACCTATTTTTGGTAATGGTTTAGCAAGAGTTCGTTTTTACGAAACCCCTACCTCTTATGCTGAATGGGTGAATTACGAATAATGGAAAATTCATTCTTAACATACTTTAACACTAGTGGCGCTTATATAGAAACTGTACATTTCACTACTAAAAAGACTTCTATAAAAGCAATTATTACTGAGATTAGGACTTTACGTGATACAGGTAAACTTCCAGGGTGTAAAAGAAAAAATGTAGATATAGTGATTGAATGGAATAATGATTTCCATTTAGTTAAATTTAAGAAAAGAATTACTGTTGCATCTGCAAAGGGTAAAGGTAGACGGTTACAGCACTGGACAGCACAAAAAATATCTGAACTACTAGGTCTGCCTTGGGGGTATGACGAAGTAATTTCCCCAAGAGAAATGGGTCAAGCGGGTACAGATATACGTCTGGTTGCTGATGCAAAGGACCTATTTCCATGGTCTATTGAATGTAAAAATACAGAATCATGGGGTGTGCCAAGTTTTATTAAACAAGCAAAGGATAATCAATTACCTGGAACAGATTGGTTAGTCGTTATGACAAAGAACCATCATGAAAACATTGTTGTATTGGATGCAGAGGTTTTTTTTGATATTTTAAGATTAATGAAAGGGAGTAAAAAAGGCAGATAATGTACGCTGTTAAAATAACTTACTTCTTAGAAAATGGAAGATATTTTACAGAGGGTACATACGCTACAGAGAAACATCAACTCTCTTTAATCTGGAAAGAAATAGAAGAAAAAATCATAACCAATGAAAACAGACCTGGATTTCGTCTTTATAAAGGGAAACTTTTTCATGCTCTAGTAGAAGTTCCAAACCACGAATACAACCGTCCGTATCTAATCGCAAATGTCTCCAGACTTTATAAAAGAATTCAACCAGAGAGGATAAAACCATGGATACCACCAAAAATATAAGTAGTTGGAAATTATTTTTATTTTTCTCTTACGGGTTTATATTCTGTGCTATTATTTCTTATATCCTAATGTTTAAAACCATTGATAGTAAAGCAACCATAGAAACAACCCCTGCAATCAAACAGATCAATGAATTGGTTCTAATAGAAAGCGCATTGAAAAAATTGAAACCTGAATTAGATGAAATAGTATTAGAGGAGATTTTAACTTACACTCAAAAATATGCCAAAGAATATAATTTACCATTGACATTAGTATTAGCTATTATGAACAGGGAGTCAGGTTTTAACCCTTTAGCAATTTCTTCAAAGGGCGCCAAAGGTCTTATGCAGATTATGGTAAAAGTGCATGAGGACAAATTGAAGAAATTAAAGATTAATGGTTATCAAGCAATGCATATTGGAAATAATATTCAATTAGGATGTATGATATTAAGGGAGTACTATAATCAAACAAAGGAGATAAAAAAGGCTTTAAAGAAGTACGTTGGTGGGGTTCAAGCAGGGTACTATACAGATATCCTGACTTGGTATGTTACAATTAACACAATGATTTTAGAAAAGGAGAACAATGGCAAAGGAAAAGAAACAATTGAGCAACAAGGAATTCAGCAAACAGGACGAACCGTTCAATGATGCATGTGAAAAAGTAAGAGAATTTCCAAGGTACGGTGAGTTTGCTGCAACTAAGAGACAAGCATCTAAATATCGAATGGGAAAAGGTATGGCATACAAGGTTGCTAATGGAAAAATTAAGCAAAGGTAAAATTAAAAAGATTGTATTAGCAAACTTTCAGGGTCACATAGATTCTGAGTTAGAATTTCATCCAAACATTACAGCAATAGTAGGTGAATCTGATGCTGGTAAATCATCTATTCTACGTTCTATCAAGTGGATAATGACAAACAGACCGTTAGGTAATGCATATTTTAATCTATCTGCTGGACCAGACGACCCGTATAGCTCAACTATTGAATTTGATGATGGACAAAAAATTACTTTAGGGAGATTCGTAAGACAAGCAAAATATGTTATAGATGGGGAAAGTCTGAAAAAATATGGTGCATCTGTTCCATGGGCACTTACTAATGCTCTATCTTTGAATGATATTAATCTTCAAAGTCAACATGATCCGTACTTTCTCCTTCAAGATACTCCTGGTAATGTAGCTAAGAAATTGAATGAGTTAGTGAATTTAGACATCATAGATTTTGTCCTCAAGAATGTTAATTCTGATATAAGAACTGCTACTAAAGAAGTTACCAATAATAAAGAGAAAGTGAATGGAACAAAAGAAGCTATCAAAGTTTTCAAACGATTGGATTCTGTGGAGAAATTAGTAGAGAAACTGGAAAAGGATGTAGAAAACGCTGATACAGAAAGATTAATCCTTGATAGTTTACAATCAACTTATAATTCTATAATGGTGAACAAGGATGAAGTGAAAACCATAACAGAATGGTTGACTGTGGAAAAACCTGTAGAGAAAATATCCATAGAAATAGAGTTACGTGACTCTTTAATAACAGAAAAACAGAAATTGACTACCACTGTAGAAACCATAAAGTCCTTGAAAGAAAAAAAGGAAAAATGTGATATCCTAATTACTTTTGAATCCAAAACTGAAAAAGTATTAAAAGAAATAAATAAGCTCACACAAGCATATACAGAAATAAATGAGGTAACGACCTTAGTTAGCAACTTAACTACCAACCTCGAAGGGCTCAGCACCCTTGACGATGAAATCAAAGAAAGAAAACAAACCTTAATTGACCTTTTACTATCTGCAAAGATATGTCCTTTCTGTGGATGCGAAACCACAAAAGAAGATATAAAGAAACATGTGGAGAAAATGGTATGAGTAAAATTCTAATATCTGGGGACTGGCATATACGTGCAATCAATCCATTGAATAGAATTGGGGAATATAAAAAACAACAATTTGATAAAATAAAATGGATATTAGACTTAGCAGAGAAAGAAAAGTGTGTTGCTATTATTCAACCTGGAGACTTCTTTGATAATAGAAAGATGCCAGAAGATATAAAAGTAAGATACATTGAACTATTCAAAAGATTTGATACTCCAATTTTAACAATCTATGGTCAACATGATCTTAGATACCATAAAAATAAAAGAAACACTGCTATGGCAGTGTTAGAATCTTCCGGTGTGATTACAATTCTAAATGAAGACGCAATGGAAATAGACGATGGGGTCCATATCTATGGTGCTTCATGGGAAGAAAAATTTCCTGAAGTGGTAGACACAGAAGCTTTAAACATTCTAGTGCTACATAAAATGGTGATCGAGGATGAACCTTTATGGCCAGGTCAAAAATCTTTCACAAGAAAGAACGTCCTATTAAGAAAAGAAACTGACTTTGATATATTCTGTTGCGGGGATAATCATAATACTTTCTACCATAATGAAGATGATGAAAAACTATTCTTCAACATGGGATCTTTGATGCGCTCTAACATAGCTCAAGTGGATCATAAGCCTACTATCGCTTTATACGATTATGAAAATGGTGAAACTGAAATAATAGAAGTACCAATCCTACCAGCAACAGAAGTTTTAAAGATTGAAGATGTGGAAAATTTGAAAAGACAAGACAGTGCTTTCACTGCCTTTGCAGAATTATTAGATTCTGATACCAAAGAAATAGGAATTAATTTTGAACAGAATGTCAAACAATTATCTGTAGAAGCAAAATTGAAAACAGTGGAAGAAGATTCAATTAACCAATACATAGGTGAATACTATGAAGAGAAGGAGGCTAATTTATGAACATAGAAGTTATTTTAAGACAGGTGAGTGAAATAAAAGAAGCTATTGAAGAAGCCAAGCAAGACAGATCAGAACTGAAAGGTGCTATCAATGAACAGATGAAAGGATTAGCGCAGTATAAAATCAAGTCTCTACCTGAAGCAGCAAAGTTAATCAATAAAAAGAAATTGGAAATTGTGAAGATAGAAAAAAATGTATCTAAACTTTTCACTAAACTACAGGAAGAATACGAATGGTAAATAGCGTAACCCCACAGCTAAGAAAAGCTAGGGAAAAATTAGATGAAGAACTAGCTGAAAGAGACTTCCTCAAAAAGAGATTGAAGGAAGAGGAGGTTCATCTCAGAGAAGTAAAAAAGAAAGAGGAATCTTTTAAAAAAATAAGGGTTGTCTTTCAAAAAGCTGCCACCATGACACAAAAGCAAATTGAATTTCACATATCCAATATTGTGAGTACAGCTTTAGCTGCAATATGGGATGATCCTTATAAATTTGAATTAGAGTTTGTTCCTAAAAGGGGTAAAACAGAAGCTAACTTGTGGTTTGTAAGGGATGAAAATAAAATGCACCCTATGGATAATGCTGGCGGTGGTGCTATAGATGTGGCTTCAATGGCACTGAGAATTGCAGCATGGAGTTTAAACAAAAATACCCGTCCCATTATTATTCTTGATGAACCATTCAAGAATCTATCTGCTGGACTACAACCGGCTGCTTCTGATATGTTGAAAATGCTCAGTGAAAAATTAGGATTACAAATAATAATGGTTAGTCATATTCAAGAATTAACTGATCAGGCTGATAAGCAAATAGTAGTAAAGAGGGTAAACGGCATTTCTGTTATTGGAGAATAAAATGTTTATGATAATAATATGTATACTTATAGGAATATGTGTAAGTCTCTTGATTTGGGGTATTCTTGTAATTCATAAAAAAGAAAAAGAATTACGAGAATCAATGGATCATAACTATATTATAACACCAAATCCAGAACCAGAAAGCAGGGTGATTGATCCTATAATTGTTGAGGCTGTGAAACACTATGTACGACAAAAAGGTATAGAGCATGATTTTGGAGAGAAAATAACAGCACACGATGAAGAATGGAAATCAGTATTTCACACTCGGAGTGGTTATCATATTGCTGCACGAATTGGGGATACGCTGCCGTGTCAATTATTTGTCGTGAAAGAAGATAAGAATGAAGAGGTACAATCGAAAGAATAGTTGAGAGTGCGTCCATAGTTTGCATTGCTAAGAGGCATCGGACGCACCCCTTTATGGTTAAGGTTTAATTTCTTCACCACGTTCAGCAAGAGGTGGAATGTATGTTGACTTCTCAATACCCTGCCTAGCAAAGATACCAGACACACCAAGACATGCAGCCACTCCAAATTGTATCCAGGTAATATCACCAGCAAGAGCAGTACCCAAAGCACCAATCATACCGGCAATAAGTGTCCACGTTGTTTTCTGACGAAACCAAGGAATGATTTCGTTGATACCACCATTACCAGTTCCCATTATTCGACCCCCTCATCATTCGGAAATAAGAAAGGACAGAAGATGTCGATGAATGCAGAAATAGCTTTATCCACCTTCAACCAGATTACATCCCACTCTGGTCCAGTAACATTAGTCAATGCTTCAGCAATAATCTTAACCATCGCCATAACGTACTGTTTCTTCTGCTCTCCACTATCTGGAATATCGTCAAAAAGTTTCTCTGCCTCTTTCATCAAATCCTTAATCTTCGGTAGAATTTGAATCACTATCCCCAACCAAATCACCCATGCTGCTGCCATAATCGTCCTCCTCTTCTTCCAAAATGAATGGTTCTAACGGTAACTCGTCCCCTTTTAATTGATAACAACCAGAATATATGTTTAAATGGCAAATGTCAATAGGGGTTAATTCAGAAGCATTCACATCTATTATACCAGCAACTTCCAAAGCAGCCCCGACAATTTCACTACAAAACATCTTCTTATAATCTTCCTTATTTTTAGCAATACCAATCATATCAAGAATATCAATGCCAGCTAAAAGAGCCTGTTTAATATCATAGTGTTTTCCTATCTGTTGAAGTAGAAAGTCATAGAAAGGTAAAGGTTGAAAAGATTTTCGCACTTCTAATTTTAGTGGCATCCACCAAATTTCCCCATGATAATTTTCTATTCTTTCTCTAGCAAAGTTAACAGACACTCCACAAAAATCTTTTATAGTTGCAGATTCAACAATCCTATTATAATCAAAAACATTTTCAAGAACAACCCCTACATGAGTAACATTAGCGTCTGTAACTGGTTTGATAACATCAGAAAATCCACCGTACCCACCAAAAGCGAAAACATCACCAGCTTGAATTTTATAAGCTATATTTTCATATTTCATAGTATTTCCTTGGGTACTCTTATGAGTTTACTATAATGCTCATTGCAGTAAGGATTAGACAAGTAGCCTCTATCTGGTGTACAACCACAACCGTCATAAATCCATTCGTAATCTACTTTTACTTTAGCTCTTTTCCTTTTCTTTAACCATTCTCTAATCTTTAAAATAGGTAAGGTAAGGATAAATACTTTTTCATTTTTGCCAGTGTACTCTTTCCAAGCTTCATTGACCATATCTCATCCTTGAGTACATCCATGCTATTGCGTCTATAATACCTTCACAAATAGCAATCATCAACATTGCGAATGCAGCAAGAATATCACCCATTACGTCTCCCTGTCAGCCCAAATAACATCGTACTCTGTATCATCTTCATCATCATCTAATACAATAGTTCCAACACCAATGGAATTGTTATCTATACTTTCTCCAGTTGCAGTACCAAATGTAGCTATATGTTGATTGAACAATGGAACTGTGACAATACTTTCTCCAGTTGCAGTAGCAAATGTACCTACATTTCCAAGACTTCCAACTAATGTGGCAGCAGATTCTCCAACTAAACTACCATCGCCGGAGAATCTTTTAACAGCACTGAGGGTAGCAATAGCAACACCGGCTGCTTTGAAACTTTGTGTAATATTACTATTCCCAATGGAAATTTGTAGTGCAGGTCCGCAATACATAGCTTTTACCTGATAACTATTGATAACGCATTCGCATTTACGACAAATGAATCTCCAGAGGAAACAGTTTTAGCAGCAGTAATCGAACCATGGAATAACATATTAGTTCCGGCATTCTCGAATATTGCCCAATGAGTAATAGAACCCCATGAACCTGAAGATGGTCCAAATATGGTATCAGATGTTGGTCCAGTAAAAGTTGTACCTGTACCATTTACAGATGATAAAGCTCCCATTGCAATTGTTTTTCTTGCATAACCCATAGCTGAAGGTTCTGCTATGGCTGATCCATCATCTAGTGGGTCTGCTGTTGATAATGCCAGTAGTAGTGAAGATGGAGCTGTATCGACAGCAGATCCTTTCACCCAATTTCCTATTTCCTCTTGAAGATACTCACTGAATGAGGACATTTCATTTCTCCTTAATCAACTTGTTCACAAGCATGAACCCAAAGATTACCATCAGCAGCACCAGATCGTTTTATTGCTGTAACTTTATCACTAAGCTCACAGTAAAAAAGAAAAGGTATATCTGCTGGAATCCAAGGATCATTGGTTGTTGCTGCTGTTGCAGCGGATGATAATCTAAAATGTACAGGGGTGCTGGATATTAGATATACGCAATTCCCGTCAACTGAATTAGTACTGGCAACTGAACTAGCGGTTATAGTTAATGGAGATCCATCAATTCCACCCGCTATCGGTTTTATTGTAGGTATAATTCCTGACTGACCTACAGGTGTTTTAACCATGATGTTCTCCTTTCATTATTGTACCGTCCATGTGTATTGATCAAAATCCTTAAATGTGATAGACCCACAAGTATTCGGCCCCCAAATCGGTGTATAGGGGTTCGTGAAATCATCCCTTGGCAATGGAAGAGGAACAGGTGTCACCGGATGGTATGGCTCCGGTCTACCTGTCAACCGATTCAATAAACACCTGAGTTCAATAGCCTCATCCATCGTTAATTTAATGTCCTGGTCTTTAATTTTCAACTCTATTGTGGCTGTCCCTTCCATCACATCTCCTTAAATTCTGCTTTGAACTTTTTCATCCTGTCTAAATAAAAATCAAGATCGTTTGGATCACAGTAATGAGCAGTTGCCTTTTCTTCAGTACCCCACCTTTTAAGCAGCAACCTTAGAAACAAAATTCCACAAGCAATATCAATCAGATCATCATCAATCTTTTCCATATCCCAAAGCAAATCTTTCATTGCAATACCAGACATTTGAAAAACACCACGACATCCAGTAGGTGATTTCTGGTGCAGTCCTAGTGAAGATTCAACCATAGCAACACCCAAAGCCCAGTTTGGGTCAATGCCGAAAATCCCTGCCAACTGCTCGATCTTTTCCTTTGTCTCTTGCTGCTTTTTATTCAGGTCCATACTTAGCCATTCCTTTACTCATTCTCGTTGATCCTTGATGCTATTTTGCAAGCCTTACGCATCTTTGCGCACTCATCATGCTGCTCCCGAATCCCTACCCGAATGAACTGAAGATCAAAACCCATTTTCTCTACAATGTTTTCCAGTGCGTTATGAATTGAAATTATCCCATCCAGTTTTTTGTTTATTGCTAACAGCTCATCAGAATCTTTTCCCATCGTTGACGTTTCTCCCATGCATAGCGAACAATTCGCAGTAATCCATCCAAGTCAACCGGTTTCTGCATCACATCAGTAAACACCGCACCCAATAAGTACCCAATATCAAAAGCATCCAAATAGCCGGATATTGCACAAAAAATACACATAGGATCTGCCTGGTGCATCCGTCCTGCCAACGATGCCCCATCTATCTGATCACCAAGCCGCAAATCCGTCAAAACCATAAACGGCGGAACAGCCTCAAATAGTCCCATTGCCTCGCCAGAAGTTTCAGCACAATGAACAGTGAAGCCATCATCCTCAATAATATGACAAATTACATCCAACTGATCTTTTTGATCGTCCACAATCAATATGTTTTTATCGCCCATTTTTCTGGCTCCTATCCCACCGATCCATATAAATCTCAAGGTTACTGGTTAGCTTGCCAAGGCGAGCATCAACCTTTTCCTGACACCGTTCCATTTTATCTAACGTCCTTTGAATACTAGCCATTTGGACATCGGCAGTTTCTTGTCTGGTTTCGTGAAGTGTCTTGCATTTGTCTTCCGTCATAAGCTGATCCAGGTGGCAGTTGTCAATTACTTTTTGATGATCACCAAGTTGCCTTTTATG